CGCTGCTGCAACGGGGATAAAAACCCCTCTGGAGGTGACATGACCGATATCGTCGTCGTCGTCGAAACACCGTTCGCCAACAATGCCGAGTGGAACAGAGTCTACGCGATCGAAGCCTGCGCCGACTGCATGCGGCGCGGCGAGGTGCCGTTCTCCAGCCATCTGCATTTTCAGCCGATCTTCAACGAGCTGGAAAAGGTCTATCGCGAACGGTTCGCCGACGCCGGTTTCGCGTTCTATCCGCTGGCGCGCAAGGTGGTGTTCTACACCGATCACGATTGGAGCGACAACATGAAGCGCGCCAAGCGGCGCGTTGACAATCTCGGCTATCAGTTCGAGGAACGCCGGTTGACGGTGACCGAGCCGCCGAAACGGAGTGAATCATGACCTTGCTGCGAGACGTCATCGCGAAAGCGATCTGCAAAAGCGGCCGGTTCGAGACCGGTGAAGGCACTTGCGCCCTGGTCTGTCTCGACCAGCTCGGCGACGCCCGGCGCGACTGTCCGCATGCCGCCAAGGTGCACCACAAGTTCGTGGCGCTGATCGAGACCGCGATCCGGCGCGAGCTTGAACCGCGCGTCCAGGCGCTGTCCGATTTGGTGCAACAGGACGATGATTTTGAGGATTGGCGTAACAACGGAGATTCGAAATGATCGAACCGACTGACAAGGATATCGGCCGCGCGGTGGTCTACCGCCGCAATCACACGGTAGAGGACGGCGTCATTACGTCGTTCAATGCGGACTATGTGTTCGTGCGTTATGGCGGCGACCGCACTGCCAAGGCCACGCTGCGCAGCGATCTCGACTGGTGCGCGGAGCTGCCGGCCGCCAGCCGCGCGTCGCATTTCAGCTAACGGCATGACCCAGCTTTCCGCACAAGGTCTCACGGTGTTGAGCCTGTTGATTCGCCATCCGAAAGGGTTGGCTGGCATTGATATCCTGCGCAATTCCGATCTCAAGTCCGGAACGCTCTATCCGTTGCTGCATCGGCTGGAGTGCGAAGGATGGCTCACCAGCCTGCTGGAAAACGGCAACCCGCACGCGCTAAGGCGGCCGTTGCGGCGAACCTACAAGCTTACGGCGACCGGACGAAAGCGCGTTCGACGCATCGTCGAATCATTGCAATTGAAATCATAAACCAAGCAAGAGAGGTTCACGTGACCATTCGACAATCCATTAATCCGACCATCACGCTGTACAGCGGCAACAACTTCGATTTCACCAACCCGGAAGAATGCAATTTCACCATCGAGGACATCGCGCATGCGCTCAGCAATCTCTGCCGCTTCACCGGCCATTGCCGCGCGTTCTATTCGGTCGCCGAGCATTCGGTGCTTGTCAGTCAGATGGTCGCGCCGGAGCAGGCGTACAACGCGCTGCTGCACGACGCCGCGGAAGCCTTCGTTCATGACGTCGCGCGGCCGTTGAAGGCGTTGCTGCCGGACTACAAGGTGATCGAGAAACGCATCGAGAGCGTGGTGTTCGAACGGCTCGGCGTCAGCTATCCGCTGCCGGACGAGATCGATATCGCGGACCGGCGCATGCTGCTCACCGAGATCAAGCTCTTGATGCCGCCCGGGCACACCTCGTGGGACATCTTCCCCGGCTGCACGCCGTTCGAGCTGCCGGCGCTGCCGTGCTGGTCGCCGCGCGACGCCAAGGATGCGTTCATGGAGCGCTACGCCGAATTGATCCGTGAGATGCGAAGAGATTTCTTATGACCGCCAGCGAAACCGACAGCAAGCGCGCGTTTATTAAATGCGATAGCTGCCCGGCACAATCCACGCCAGTCAGCAATTCCAATCGCATGCGAGCGCAACGCGTGGCGGTCAATTTTTTCGGTTGGCGTGTCTTCAACGACAACGGACTGTGGAAACATGCTTGCCCAAATTGCGTCGCCAAATGGAAAAACAAGCTAAGGATAAGCTGAACTATGATGTTGGACGTGAGAATTTTAGCGGCTGTGGTCGTACTGATCTATCTGCTGATGGCGTGGTCGCACACGCACGCCGAGCCGCGCCAGCAGACCTTCCGCGACAATCGCGGCAACACGCTCGGCACCGTGACCATCGATAGCGTCGGCAACAAGACCTATCGTGACGCGCGCGGCAACACGCTCGGCACGTCAACCCCGGAGAAGCGCCGATGACTGATGCAGAAGTGATGGAATTGCTTAGAGGTGACAGCGCTTTAAACAAAGCTCGTCGAGTTTTCAGTTCAGCGTGTGCCAGGATCGAGCAAGCTGGCAACCAAAGAACGCCACTCGATCCCATAGAAATGCGCAGAATGGAATTTGAGGCTGTCCAGCAAATAGCCGCCGCCCTAACCACCGCTCTTGACGGTAAAAAGAAAGCAAATAAATAGCCCTAGAGTTCGCGATCGATGATCACCAGCGCGATGATCGTCGCCAGCACTGCTGCAATCAGAATGATGTCGAGATCGTTCGAGTTCCACAGCAACTTGTTTATTTCCTTAGTTCTGCTACTTTGCCGACAAACAAAACCCACCAACCAAGGTTGAAACAAACATCATGAGCACCCACGAGAGTCTGAAAGGAAACAACTACTCACCGATGGAGTTGGCCATCTTCAAGGCTCTGCTGAAGAAGCAAGGCAACATGACGTCCACCGATCTGATGCCGAAGGTTTACACAGGCAATATCGAAGCGCCAATTCATGCCGGCATCGTGCTCAGCCGCGCCATCATCACGCTCGGCATGAAGCTGGAGCGCAACAAAGAAGCATGGCGGATCGAGCGCACCACCCGGCCCAACAAGCTGCGCGGTTGGAATAACCGTCTGGTGCCGGCCAAGCGCGCAAAGAACAACCCGAAGAGCAAGGCCCGAGTCTATGCCGAAGCGTAAACCGAAACCGCCGGCCGTGCGCGTGGCGACCGCCATCGTGTCGCCGCCGCCGCTGGTCGAGCTGCCGACCTTGCAGGGCATTCGCGACAAGACCGTGCGCGACCGGCTCAAGGCTCGCGAGACCATCGCCGGCATCGAGGCGTGGATCGAGGAAGCCCGCGCCACGATCGCCTTTCTGAAAGCCCGCAGCGAATGAAAAACGCACCGCCATCGTTCACCTGCCCGCGTTGCGGCTTTGTGAGCTATAACGCGAATGACATCATCCACGCCTATTGCGTCCGGTGCCATGCTTTCACCAATGATGAAGATTCCGAACTGCACGCGCAAAAACAGAAGAGCTGCAACGGATGACCGAGACCCAGCGCCGATTGCTGCCGAAGCGACGGCGCATCGAGACCTTTGATGTGCCGTTCGGCGGCTTGCGCGCGCCGCACACCGTCTCGATCGGCTACTATGCCGACGACCAGCCCGGCGAGGTGTTCATCACCGGCGGCAAGAGCGGTGAGCAGATCGAAGCGATCGCCCGCGACAGCGCCATCCTGCTGTCGCTGTGCCTGCAGCACGGCGTGGAGCTGGACACCATCAGGCACGCGCTGACCCGCGACAGCAACAACGATGCGATGTCGATCATCGGCGTGGTGGTCGATCGGCTGAACAGTCCATGACCGAACAGTTCAAAGTGACGTTCATCGACAAGGGACGCGAAGCCACCAAGCCCGCTGATCCCGCTTTTCCGAACGGCGTGGCGCTGGACCTGACGCGCGGCGCGCCGGTGATCGCGCGCCACTGTCATGTTTCGCTGCCGTACCCGGCGCCACGCTGCGGCGACTGGCTGGTGGTCTGCACGCGATGCGGATTGCGCGGGTTGATCACCGTCGCCGGCCGGCGCGACGATCCCTACAGCGTCACGCTGCTGTGTAAAGCGAACTAATCACCATGACCGACGACCAGAAACCGGAGGGCAAGTCGATGATCTTCGCACGTCAACAACCGCAGCCGCAACAAGAGCCGCCATTCGACGATGACGACGACGTGGAAAGCGCGATCAGCTCCTTGGTGCAGCAGACCCAATCGCCGGTGCGGCGGCTGCGCGACATTCCCGCGCTCGTCCAGCCGCTCGCGGGCGTCAGCGACGCTGGCCAGATGTCGGCGCAAGCGATGGCCATCCAGTACGAGCAGACCGCGAAAGCCATGGAAGCGATGGCCCAAGAGCTGATAAGCTTGGCGCATCGCTGTGATCAAGACACCATGGTGGTGATCAAGGACAACGAACAGGTACAGATCAAGATCAGCGCCGTGGTCAAGGAATGCCACCGAGCGGCGATGGCCTATCGCCAGGAAGCACAGGCGGTGTCCGCCGAGATTCAGAAATCCTCCAAGCTCGCCGACGACGCCCGCCGCGCCGCGCAGCAGGCGATCGCCCGGATCAGGGCGCGCACACCGTCAATCGACGAGGGCGAGCCCGCAGCGTCCGAAACAAACACGTCGGACGATGGCGAACCGGACGTGTGACGCGCGAATGAACGGCTGATGAACATGTGACCGCAAAATCACACTGCGGGCTGTTCCGGTCCGATATGCCCGCTCGGAGTCTTGTCCTCGATTGTCGAGCCTGCCACGATTAGGGTATTGTCAGGGCAATAACGGGGCGAGGTTCTCAGCCATGAAACGCATTATCTGGACTGCCGCCGTGTGGGCGGCTGTCGGCGTCACCTCCGTGCACGCGCAAACCGCGATCGGCATCGCCAATTCGCGATCGAATTCCGCGGCGCTGTCGCGCTCAAGCTCCACCGCGATCGGCGGTGGCAACGCCACCGGCGGCCAAGCGGTCGCCACCGGCGGCAACGTCAATATCGCAGGCGCTCCGGCGCAGACTGCGAGCACCACCACCACGACCCTCAACGGCCATCAAAGGATCGACACCACGCCGCAGATTTCGGCGCCCGGCCTGACAAGCTCGTTCGGCAGTTGTCTCGGATCGGTGTCGGGCGGCGGCGCCGTCACCGGATTCGGCCTCACGTTCGGCGGCACCATCGAGGATCGCGGCTGCACGGCACGGCAAAACGCGCAACTGCTCTGGAACATGAATCTCCGTCAAATGGCCGTAGGCGTAATGTGCGAGCAGGAATCGGTTCGCTACGCCAATCCGGCGGTATGCCAACAATATCTACCGCAAGTTCAATCGGCCGCTGCAGGACCCGGTCCGATCTTCGGCGGACCAGCCTACAATCCGGCCGGGCCACCGCCTGTCGTCATGCAGGCATCCGAGACCGAACAAGCCGAAATCGACAAATTGTACGTGCCGGGCACGCCGATCAATCTGATCGACGGCAAGACCGGCAAGGAGAGGGTTTGCTACGAGTATAACGTGAAGAGACATCTCTGCCGTATGTGGGCAAAGAACTGATTCCCTGAACGGCGCCGCACCAGCCGGCACGTTGCGCCCCGATCGTCACTGCCGTGATCGGGACCGCTGATCTTTTGTCGGCAGCAATGAAGGAAGAGACTATGCGTAAATTGATTGCAAGTGCATCCGTTCTGGCGCTGTTCGCGTTCGCCGTCCCGGCGCACGCAGCGTCACAGCTCGCCATCGGCGGCGCTGGCAGCTTTGCCACCACGCAGCAGGCGTCGCAAGTCGCGTCCCAAGGTCTCGCTATCGGCGTCGCAGCCGGTACGCAGGTCAATGGCGGCACGGCGGCCGGTGTCGCGGTCAACACGCCTGCGGGCTCGTTGACGGCCGGTATCGGTCAGAACTCGAACCTCGGTGCTTCCAGCACTTTCACGGCCGGTGCACTCGGCGGTTCGGCTGCGGCCATCGCCGCCGGTGCGAATGCCGGCGCCAATGTCGGCGGCGGCTTTACGAACGTACTGCCTTAAGTCGAGACTCTGTCACGGGTCTTTGCTCATCCCGTGGCAGGTGCGTCGCCGGACGGTTCGACGTCGCAAGCGTCGGATCGTTCCGGTGGATGGGGCCGCGGATTGCTGGTGGGTCCGCGGTCCCAGCGCTAGGGCAACCTAGCGTCGATGCACGGCAGCATGATGGCGACCCTACCCCCCTCGCCCATCATGCTGCTTGCCTTTGGAGAAATGTCCATGCGCAAAATCTTACCCCCGGAGGTTGAAGCCAAGCGGATCAAGGTGCCAGGGTTCGAGATCGGCCACGGCCCGAACGGCGCTTTCCTGATCCGAGGCCCGACCGGCGCCGATTTGCGCATCATCGCGTCCGATGGTCTTGATCCGCGCGCCGAAGGCTGGGAGCACGTCTCGGTGTCGGTGCGCCATCGGATTCCGAACTGGACCGAAATGAGCATGGCCAAGGACATGTTTTTCGAGCCGGAGGAAACCGTGCTTCAACTGCACGTGCCGAGATCGCAATGGATTGACAATAACCCTCGCGTGCTGCACCTCTGGCGCCACCCGAATCACGTCATACCTTTGCCGCCACCGATCCTTGTCGGAATACGAGAAGACGGCACCTATGCGAACGCTGCCGAAGCTGAAGCAGGCTATTTTCGCGCTGTGGCGCGCGGACAGCTCTGACCGAGAGGCGCCGATCATGACGACCGAACAGTCACGGATCGCGCGCGCCGATCAGGCGATCGCCGCGCAATTGTCACGTTCGATCGCGCACAATTCCCGCTTGATGAATCGCATCAGTCTGTTGCAAAAGGCCATCGAGAACATTGCCGCTGCCGCCAGCAACGGCCGCATCTGTGAGAAGGGCACCGCGATGTACGACCGCAACACCACGCTGAGTGATTACTGTGAAAACGTTCGCCGACAGGACGACGCGCTGAGATCGAGGCAGCAAGACGAAGCGACGTGACGCCGATTTCCGGGGGCTCGATCCGCGTTCACCGGAATACTCGGACGAGAGGGCGCAAATGCCTCTCGTCCTTTTTTCGCGATGCCTGCGAGGTGCTGTGCATTGCGGTGGTCTACATCGCGCCGCTGCTCGGCGTACTGTTGATCCTGCTGATGATCGAGATATGGCTGCTGTCGAAGCTGATCGATCTGTGCAGCGATCTCCTTGCAATGATGAAGGTCTCGAAACATGACGCGCGAACGCGCCAGCTACTGCGATCCCGAAGCTTCTGTCACGTGCTGTGACAACGGCGAGGGCTATGTGTATATCGATCTGCCGAGCGACACCGTGTGGCTGACACCGCAGCAGGCCGAACATCTCGGCTGCGCGCTGATCGCTTGCGCGACATCCGTGAGAGGCGCCGATGTTGACGACCGCGTTTCATGACCCCAAGATCGTCGAAGTCTGGATGGCATGAGTGTGATCAGTTTCTGCGTTCTCTGTACTTCTTCGCTGCCGGTTGCAAAATGGTTTCTTCGAAGCGCGCAAGCTCATCGTGCACCCGCGCCATCCGCGCCATGTCAGCCTCGGTCGGTTCGATGCCCTGATCCATGATCCGCATCAGGGTCACGTACAGATGCTGTGCGCCGGCATAGAACGCGATGCGGCTCAGCCGTTCGGTTTCGGGCGACCAGTTCTGCTCGAAGATGAGCTTGAAGCCGGAAAAACCAGCTTCGATGATCTGGCCGCGCGCAACAAGCTCCTGCTCGGCCAGCTCGACAAAACGTACGAAATCCTTGTCGTCCATCAGTTGGGATTCCTTTTTTCTAACGGATAATCAGCGCCTGCGCCGCCTGCCACGCCTAGCCATGCCGGGCCGAACCTGATCCAGCAACGCCCAGTCCCGCCTGCCGGGCCGTACCGCAGCGAGCCGCGACCAGTCACACCACATCGCGTTGCGCCCGACCACGCCTGCCTCGCCTCGCCCAGCTCGTACCTCGCCCCGCCACGCCAAACCACGCCAGATCGCGCCTGCCTCGCCTCACCGTGTCCAGCCCCGCCAAGCCATGCCATGTCTCGCCCAGCGCTGCCGGCGTTGCCGGACCGTGCCGTGCCGCGCCGAGCCGTGCCCAGACACGCCCAGCCCCGCCGGTCCTGCCGAGCCGTGCCTTGCCGCAACCCCGCCGCGCTGCACCCGAACGCGCCGCGCCTTTTCATGCCGCGCCGGCCTCGCCCTGTCCCGCCTTGTCGCGCGCCGCATCACCTGTGCCTGCCAAGCCTAGCGCTGCCGAGCCATGCCGTACCGCACCCTGCCAAGCCGGGTCTCACAGCGCCTTGTCATGCCGCGCCTGCCGCACCACGCCTCGCCTCGCCGTCGCCTAGCCCAGCCACGCCCGACCCGGCGTTGCCGCTCCCTGCCACGCCTAGCCGTGCCTGCCTTGCCGTGACCGACCCGGCCGCGCCTAAGCCGAGCCCCGCCGAATCAGGACAAGCCTCGCCGGCCGCGCCTAAACGCTGCCACGCCTCAGCCCCGCCGTGCCAGGACAAGCCTCGCCGGCCATGCTTCGGCCGTGCCCAGCCGTGCCCAGAACACCCAGTCCCGCCTGCCCTGCTGTGCCGTGCTTCGCCTGACCATGTATCGCCCTGCCATGCCTGCCGCGCCGCGCCAAACCATTTCTCGCCGGGCCGCGCCCTGCCAAGTCTTGCCTGCCTTGCATTGCCACGCCTTGCCCGGCCGTGCCCGTCCGGGCCTCCACCGTGCCCCGCCGGCCCAGCATCGCCATGCCTAATCCGGTCTTGCCCGTCCGGGCCTTGCCTGCCTCACAGCGTCACACCACGCCTAAACCAGGACTTGACCGACCTTGTTGCGCGCAGCCACGTCTAGCCACTCCCCGCCTGCCTCACCGCGTCATACCGCGCCACGCCTAATCCCAACCACTTCAAGCCAGACCACGCCGGCCATGCCGCGCCGATCCGGGCCGGACCTTGCCTGACCGCATCAAGCCAAATCCCGCCAGCCGGCCCAGCCGAGCCACGCCAGACCACGCGACACCGAGCCATGCCGATTCCGACCACACCTAATCGCGCCGGCCGAACCACGCCTCGCCGTGCCGCGCCATGTCATGCCGATCGACGACAAGCCTAGCGTCGCCGGCCGATCCACGCCGCTACCGTGCCCGGCCACGTCTACCCGACCAAGTCACGCTTAGCCGGCCTCGCTTCGCCTCGCCTAATCGCATCTCGCCAAGCCAAACCGGTTCCGGACAAACCTTGCCGGCCGTGCCTTGCCGTGACCCGCCAAGCCGTGCCCAGCCAGACCATATAACGTGCCCGACCTTGCCCGGTCCCGCCTCGCACGCACCCCCGCCACGCCTGCCAGGACGCACTTCAACATGCCGGGCATCACCGGGCCTCGCCTAACCATGTCGAGCCAGAACCCACCGCGCCTGCCCAGTCGAGCCCAGATCAGGCCGCGCCGTACCTTGTCACACCATGTTTGGCCTCGACGCACCTTGCCTGCCAAACCCGGCCAGACCGAACCAGACCGCGCCACGCCATATCGGACCTTGTCCCGCCGCGCCTGCCTCGCCATGCCTACACTGCACCCGGCCTAGCTACACCAAGCTTCGTCACGCCTGATCCAGCCATGCCTGCCACGCCTCGCCAGACCAGCATCGTGCCGTGCCTTGCCCCGCCCAATCCCGCGCGACCACGACGGACCCTGCCTGCCCTGCCATGTCAACCCTGCGCTGCCATGCTCTGCCACACCGGGGACAACCCGGCCCGGCCACGCCTGCCATGCCTACTTACCAAGGATGATGTGACGCCATCCTTCGACTGTTAAACGTTTCCGCCCCGTCCGACCGAGAGCTAACAAGTTTTCGATTCGAGTAAGACTGCACGCTGTTTCGATGACGTGCTGTTGCGCGTCTCTCAACTCATAACCAAAGTCGAGCGCAAACGGATCGCGACGACGGGATTTCGAAAGAAACAAACCCCGCCGTTTGGCGATCAGCCGCAACTTGTTTTCGAGAACCTTATCCGCTGTGTTTCTGGCCATGCCTGCCTTACCGCATCACGCCTTGCCGTACCGCGCCAAAACCTACCGCGCCCAGTCTCGTCAGACCTGACCAAGCCTGCCTCGCCTCACCCCATCCAACGCCGCCTTACCCGACGCTACCAGATCACGGACACGCTTCACCGCGTCTCCCGGGCCATGCCTGCCTTGCCGCACCGAACCTACTCCGGCCGGGCCGCACCTTGCCTAGCCTGCCATGCCTATGACTTCACGCCGCTGCCGCCGAGCCTTCGAGCAGATCATGCGCGGCGGCAAGGGTAGCAACTGCATTTTTCAACAATCGTGAAACACCACGATGCTTCGCGCTGAGAAATTCCGCTTTGCTGAGCGCGCGATCGATCGTCGATTGACAGATCGCGATAGCGTTGACCACATCTTGTTCAGCATCGCGGCGGTTCATCTCCAAGATGCTGACATAGCCTTCACGATGCGGCGTTCGCGGATCGTGCGCATAAAATCGTGTTTCGACTTTACGCGTTGCATCAACGACCACGACCGTGACGTATCTGATTAGTTCGCGCGCACGCTCCAAGCGTTGCTGATCCGCTGCTTTCTGGTTGTTCCATTCAAATTCACTGTGCAACGGGTGCCTAGGATTTTTGGCCGCCTCGACCACGGCCCGCGCCGTCAAGCGCCCGCGATGCGAGCGCCTGATCGCTTCCAACGCCGCTTTGATGCGGTCGTGTTTGGTGGCTTTCGCCATCACGCGGCCTTTCGACGGGTCCGCCGCTTGTCGTCAAGGCTCACCAACTCGCCGTTGCCGCGCTCCTTGCCGCGCTCGGTGATAACGCGAAACTCCTTGACGTTATCGCTGCGCATCTTGCCTTCCAACTCACGGCGGCGCACCTCGGTGGCGAACCACGTTAAAATTTCTTCCGTGTCTTCATCGTAGAACAACGGTTTGTCGTAAGCTTTCAATTGCGCGACGCGGCCTTCCTTCAAGATGCTCTTGAACTCTTTATCGTTCACCGACACGTTGGTGCGGAACGCGCCGAACGGTCCGCCCTTCTGACCGCGCCAATCACCGATGCCGATGATCTCGCCCGCCGCGCCGAACAGATTGGCGACGGCTTTGGCCGTCAACGCGTTCTTCGCGTAGCGCACCGAAACCGTGCACGCCCAGCGCGGGAAGATCGGCCGGGTGCGCACATCTGGCGTGCGCGAGATGTCGCTGTTACGCACCATGCTGCAAAAGATTTTCGGGATGCCATACAGTTCGATGTTGACGCTGGTGATCTTGGTCAACCGCTCGATCTGCGCCTTCTTGGCACCCGGCATGTCGAGCGCGGCGCTGGCGATCGCGCCGTGAAACGCGCCGTTTGGAATATGGTACGCCGTCTTGGCGCGCGGATTGCTGTTGCGATAGAACGCGCCACGAAATTCTGCATACGGATCATGCTTGAGCTTCTGTTCGAGACTAGCGCGGTTTTCGCGGATCGACGGCAGCAGCAATTCCTGCCACGCCTTCTGACTGAAGCGATGCATGATGAACGGGCTGGTGCCGACCACATGGAAATCCAGCGACGCCATTTCGATAGCTTGGATTTCGATGATTTCACTGACGGGTGCCTTTTTCGCCATTTGCTTCTCTCCCTTTAGCATTTTGATTTTACGAATCCGGGAAGCGAGCGACGGGTTTGGCGAAAAGTCAAGAAAATTTTTCGCCGGCAAAAACATCGTGCAGGCAAAAAAGAAAGCCGGGCGCTTGGAGGGCCACCCGGCTCAAGTCTAGGGAGGAAGGTTGAAACGGTTGTTTACGGCGACGTCATGGCCCTTTCTTCGGCCCGCCCGGTCCGCCCGGTCCGCCGGCCTTCGACGGCGTCGGATGCGGCACGTTCGGCACGCCGACCACGACCCAACCGGTCTTGTCCGACCAGCCGGCATACCACGTGATCAGTTGCGGCTTCTCCGGTGGCTGCTCCGGCGGAATCACGATCGGATGCGTCGGCACCCCCGGCTTCGGCCAGATTTCCGGCGGCAGCGGCAGCACGATCGGATGCTCGATAGATGCATCCGGCGGCCACACCGTGCCGGGCGGTGTCGGAATTACGATCGGATGTTCGGGATGTCCCGGATCGATCGCGATCGGCGGTCCGCCCTCCGGCGGCTGCGGCCAGATGATCGGCGGATAATGGATCGGCGGCGTCGGCACGCCCGGCCCCGGCCAGATGCCCGGCGGCGGTCCACCCGGTGCGATCGGATGTGTCGGCAACGGCGGCGCCACGCCACCCCAATAACCCGGCGGTGGTCCGCCCGGCGCGATCGGATGCGCCGGATAGCCCGGCCCCGGCCAGATCACGGTCGGCGGCTCACCGGGCTTGTCCGGCGGAATCACGATCGGGTGCGCCGGATAGCCCGGTCCCGGCCACACGCCCGGCGGCGGTCCGCCCGGCGCAATCGGGTGCGCCGGATAGCCCGGCTCCGGCCAGATGCCGACCGGCGGCCCGCTGCCGTCGTCGGTCTCCCAGGTGATGATTGCCTTTTTCGACATGGTCGCCATTCAAGTCTCCTTTGCTGGTTCAGAGTTATCCGATCGGCTGAGGCTCACCGAGCGGCTGGATGGTGCCGGCAACTGCCTCTCCGGCGACAACTTCGATATCGCATGGCGTGACCAGGGTTTTGACACCGGCGCCGAGATCGGCGTCTGCGGTCGCGGTGATCTGCACCTGTCCGATCTTGCCGACCGGCGTCACCTTGACGATCGAGGAATCCGACTGATCGACATCGAGCGTTACGACCGTGTCGTCCGACGACTGCCACGTCACCGGGCCGTCGATCTCGGCCGGGTTGCCCTTGGCATCGACGTAAGAGACTTCCATTTGCGCGAAATGATCGACGGGCAGCGTGTACATCAGGCGTTCTCCTGTGATCTTGAAACCGTTGATGATGATTGTCAGCCGGGCTGTGATGTCGGTCGGCTGCGGTTGCTCCACGACAATGCGCAGCGGACCACCGAACGTGATCTCCAGTTGCTCCACTGGCACCCCCATGAATTACTTGTCGGTCGTCGCATCGAGTGCGGCGATCAACTTCACGATCTCTTTGCAAGTTTCCGATGTCGGAATGAACTTGCCGTTGGTCATGTAGATCATGCAGTTCATACCCTTGGCGAAATGCTGTTCGGTGTTCTCGCGCGGCTGTCGGATCGAGGAAATCTCCTGCACATTGACGTCGATTTCCTGCTCGCCGTCCGGGCCGTGCACGTGAATCAGATGCAGAGGCGAATCACCGCGCACGCTGCCGGAGGCCAATACGACGAGCATCGCGAGCACCACGATGGTGCGTCGCGCCAGCTCTGGCGTGTACATGGCAGTCAGCTCCCGGTACCCCCGAGGCGCTCATGTAGTTTTAAGGATTGGCTTCCTGCTGGCGCAGCTCCTTGAAGGTCTTGCGTGACAGGCCGTGACCGAGCTGCAATTGCCGCACCTTGACCACCACGCCGGCCGGCGCCGCGATCAGGACGTTGACCTGATCGATCGACGGCTGCGGCGGTCGCGGCGGCGGTGCCGGCTGCGCGTGGCCTGCCGCCCATTCCGCGATCAACTGCTCGGTTGGACCGCTGTAGGAATTGATGTCGCACGGACCGATGCCGTCGATCGCGTGCGGCGCCGGGCCGTACTCGCCATCGGTGTACTGCCACAGCCAGTAGATGTCCCAGGTGTCCGGCCACGACGGATCGCTGCCGTACTGGCACAGCCACAGCCGGCGCTGCGATAAAAACTCATCGGCTTCGTCGAGCGCTTCCTTGATGGTGTTGCCGCCGTACAGCACGCACTCGCCCGGCCGTTCCAGCCGGTTTTCGACTTGGGTGATCCAATCCTTGACCTGATCGAGCGACATCTTGCTGCCGCCGGGATTGTCCTCCCAGTCGAGACAGAACAGCTCATCGGGATCGGGGCAGGCGAAGTTCATGAAGTTGTCCACCTGACCATCGACGTCGCTGCCGTCGGCGAAGTGATAGGCGCCCCATTTCAGGCCGGCTTTCTTCGCCGCCTGCTGCTGCTGCACATAGGTAGCGTCGGTGTAACTCTGGCCTTCGGTCGCCTTGAAAATCACGCCGACAATGCCGGCAGCTTTCACCGCGTCATAGTCGTCCGCCAAATCCCAGTGCGACAGATCGACGACCAGCGGATTGATCGGTTCGCTCATTTGTCCGCTCCCGTTGCAGCCTTGATCAGTTCACGCACCTTGTCGCAGTGCTCGGTCACCGAAACATATTTACCGTCGCTCAGATTGATCATGCATTCGATGCCCTTGGCCACCAAGCTCTCGTCGGCATCGTGCTGCGCCGCGCGGTCGCGCATGCTGGTGATGCTGTCCGGATTGACATCGATCTTGTCACCGTTCGGCGCGTGCAGACTGATCAGCACGACAGCGAGACTCAACATGGCATCACGCTTTGCGCTTCGCTGGATAGATCACTTCGACATCGTCGTCGGTCTCGATGTCGAGCAGATCGAGCAGCCGCGGTGATAGATCGGCAACGCGTCCCGTGTCCTGGTGCGGACCCCAGTCCGCCGGCCACGCGAACGCGCACTTGCCGTTCTTGACCGCGCGCACCATCGCGATCTGACGCGGATCGGCCAGCATGGATTTCGGCGTCACATCGTAGTCCCAACGACAGGCGATGTACGGCCGGTTCGGATCGAGCCGCCGCGCCAGCCCGCTGGTGCCGGCCGGCTGTTCGTCGAGAAACAGATGCGGCGCGTCGTCGTAGTCGTAGAGAAACGCCAGACCTTCGTCGGCATCGACCCCGGTGTCGTCGGGGCCGCCGAACCACGAGCACGGCCCGGTGTCGTGCAGCAGCACCTGCGGCGGCGGCAGCGGCTGCTTCGCCGGGTTGCCGGACACGATGTCGGCGATGGTGCGACAGATCGCGTCGAACTTGGCCTGATAAATCTCGGCGTCGGCCTTGCTATCGACGAAGCACACCTCGATCAGGATCGCCGGCGACTCGGTGTTGTTGAGAAAGTACAGATCGTCGCGGTGCTTCGGCCCGCGATCGATCAGGCCGCTGCACGCCGCGATCGCGCTCGACAAGTCGTCGGCGAGATCGGAATCCGACACGAACAGCACCTCGACGCCGCGCGGCTCGCTGGTCTGTTCGTAGCAGTTGAAGTGCACCGAGATATCGAGATCGTGCGCGCCCTGCGCGTTGTGGAAATCGGTGATGCGCTCCAGATTTTCATCCTGCGACCGGGACACGTCGTCGTGAAACACCGTCACGGCCACGTTGAGCGCGTCGAGATGCGTGGCGACCGCCTCGACCACCTGACGCGCCTCATCGACTTCGTCGAGTATCCCGCTGGCGCCACGGACATAGAGGCCATGGCCAGACGATATGACAATTTTCATAGCAATCGGTCTCCCTTGCCGCGCTCGAAGATCGGGCAGCAGCAGTTGGTGTGCGGCATGTCCGGCAGCTCGCACACCTCGAACCGGACGGCCTTGCGGCACTCGATCGAGGCGATCTCCGACCACTTCATGTCGCGCACCACCTCGCCCATGCGATGGCACTGCTCGTAGGTGAACGGGCCGATCGGCCGCGCGTAGGTCAGCAGCGATCCCGGAACGGTGGTGAGAAGCACGTACCAAACCACAAGTGTGTTCATGGCATTTCCCCCTCGCTTCACGAATTGTTGCAGCTCAACTCCCGATGCTTGCGCGCGTCACACTGGTCGATTCAGGCCCGCTTGCTCCAGCGTTTTCCGAGTCAACAAGTTTGTTTCGCGGTTGATTTCTGCCGACAGTGTAGTACATCACACTTGCAAACAAACAAATTACACGATCTGGCGAAAATCGATTTGCTATGCTTGGCGTGTTGATGAACCACACAACGGAGTTTTGAAAATGCCTGATCCAGTCAAGTTGAATGCCATCAAGAACCTGCGCGCCTACGATCACGCCTTCATCAGCGAAGCCGGCGTCGAGAGCTTCGCCCAGGTGTTCGGGTTAACCGGTTCGATCAAGCCGCATAAAGTGCGAGCCAACCCGGAAGACATGAAAGGGCTCACACTGAAAAACGGCGCCCGCTCGGCACGCGGCATGGACGCCGCGTTGCTGGCCGGCGCGATCTGCAAACTGCTCGACGTCAGGTATATGGCGGTGACCGGACGCGGCGCCCAGTTGCGGCTGTGCTGCGACGCGCTGGAGGCGCACTTCTCAAAGTGACCGGCTTGGCCGTCGCGGGCGACCGCGACGGCCAGTTCAATGCCGCCCGCACCATCTGGCGAATCGCGCGGCAGCGGGCGCAGCTCATCGCACGGTGCTCGCGGCGCGATCCAGGCTGATGCCCAGCGCGCGGGTGATCCGCACCACCTTGGCGAAGCTCGGATTCTTGATCTTGCCGGTCTCGATCTGGCTGAGCAGCGCGGACGAAATTCCGGTGGCGCGTTCGAGATCGCGTAGGCTGAAGTTCTTGCATTCCCGGGCGATCGCGATCAACTCCCCCAGTGTCATGCTGTCGCGGGGCGATACGACCACACAGTTGCTCATATCGACTTGCACAAGTGCCATGCGGTCCTCACTGTTGTCGCGCCCCCAGCGTGATGCGGTACTGCGCAGCGGTCGGCGTGAACGCGCCGATGGTCTGCAGATAGCCGTAGATGCCGGCACTGGCGGTCTTCATCATCTTGCCGACATTGAGCACTTCGGAAAACAGCGTCGAGCCCAGCACCTGCAAGGTGCCGAAATCGATATAGCCGAGATAGGCCGAACGGTCACCGGCCGCCAGATCGAACGCCACGCTATCAGCCAGTGCCGACGGCGGTGTGACATTGTAGAGGTGCAGCCGGTAGGTGGTTTCGCCGGAGATCACCGCGCTCCGGGCGATCATCAGTTCCGCCGAGCGGATTTCGATCGCCGCCGCGCCGGTAGCGATCGCGGCGAAGAACAGCGCGGCGTTGCCGCCGCCGACGCCGACCACCTCGCCGGCACCGTAAGGCGAGGTGCCGCAGGTGAACGTCGTCACCGCGACCGCGCCCTGGTTCTCGACGGTCGTCAATGTGCCGGTGACCGGCAGCGGCGTGCCCGAGCCCTCGATCTTGAGCCCGCCGCCGGTGCCGAGCGACGACGGCAGATCGCCGCGGATGTCCTGCATAGTGGACGAGAGCTGCTTCAGCAGCGAGACCACCGAGACCGGCGTGGCGTCGGTTGACGTCACTGCCGCGTCCGACAGCCGCCCGATGGTGGCAAGCGCGCCGTCTTCCATCAGCGCGTTGATGGTCTTGACATCGCCGTCGCCGGCAATCGGAATGCCATCGGCCAGTGTGATGACGAACAGGTCCATGTCGTGAAACCTCTGTTAGTTGTCTTGGCCGCGCCGATCGAGCCAACCGTACGGCACGACATAGAAAGTTGTGTTCGCATTCAGCGACACCGCGCGAATCTGCTGACTTGTGTTAGTTCGAAGCTGCAGTTGGAAATCAACTGTCAACCCAGCGCCATTCGAGATCGTCAAGTTGCCGGCGGGGGTGTTGACCGCCACCGACAATTCATCCGGTGACGAAATCGTGATGGCGTTTCCTGCTGCGTTTTGCATCGAGCCGCGAAACATCGCGATGACCTGAATGCCGCTCGGAACCGACGCCAAGGTGTACGGCGTCGCCGTTGTGCCGAGAGTTGTTGTGTTAACATCTTGGGTCAGCGTTTCAGTCAGGATAAATTCATCACCACGCTGGCTGAACCCCTTCCATTGCGATGACGAATTGGTCTTGATCGAACCGATGCGCCGGAACAGCGTGTAGCCGCTTGGCATGGTCGGCGCCGTCGCCGATAGCGAAATCAGAATATCGACGACATTTGTCGTTGGGTTCTTGATCGCGAAAACGTGGTACCACGTGTTGATCGCGATCGCGCCGGTGTCGAGCCCGCCATTGCCGGTGCCGGCCGCCCACGCACTAGTGGATTTGTTGATCGCCGCCGTCAGGCTGATGTAGTCGGCATTGGTCGAATCGGCGGCTTGTCCCGGCTGCGCCGTGAACAAGCTCGAAGACCCTGGCGATGACAACGTATAGCCGGCGAGATACGAACGCATGACGAAGATCGGCGGCACATAGCCGAAATTGCCGAACTCGGTGACGATACAGACGCCCGCGACACCGGCGCCGCCGGACGCCGTGGTCGCAACGCCCATCGAGGCGCCGCCCGAGCCACCCGCACCGTAACCTTTGCCCGTACTGCCGTTCGAGGCCGATGACGCCGCTTGCAGCGCGCACGCCATGCCGCCGAACTGGCTCGGCGCGCCGAAGCCGCCATAGGCGGTCGCGGTGGCCGAAGGCACGTACATGCCGGAACCGCCATCATTGCCTCGGATCGCGAAATCACCGACACCCGCCGCGCCGGCAATGCCGTTCGACGGGCTGGCCGCGCCGCTGCCGGCGACACCACCGCCGCCGCCCGGCGCCGTCACCAGTGCACCGAACGATGTCTGGCCGCCGGTGCCGCCGTTGTTCTGCCCGGACGCGCCGCCAGAGCCCGCCGCGCCGATGGTAATGGCCTGTGACGCGCCGATCTGCGCGGCGCTCAACAGCGACCGCGAGTACGAGCCGGACGCGCCGCCGCCCGACCCGACCGATTGCGATGCAGCGCCGCCGCAGCCGCCGCCACCGCCACCGCCGCCGAGACATTCAACCATTGCGAATTGCAAGCCGGGCGTCGGCGCGTAGGTCTGCGTCGAAGTGAACACCCGAACCTTGACCTGCAGCCCGGACACCTGCGACAGCACATAGGGCGTCCACGCCGTGCCGTTCCACTGCCATTGCGGGTTGGTGGTCGGAAACAACTGATTGAGCGATGGCGAATTGGGAAAATCCAGCATGCTAATCGTCCTTGCCGCGACGATCGATCCAGCCGAACGTGCCCAGGCTGAAGGTCGGACCGGTGCCGTTGGCCTGATAACGGATTTGCTGCGCGGTGTTGGTGCGGATGTTGAAGTAACTGACCGAGTTGGTGGAAGTACCCGAGACCACCAACGATGACGTGGCGCTGCCGACCACCGGCGCCGTGATGTCCGGCGATGACAGCGTGAAAGTCGCCGCGTTGGTGGCGTAGTCGGCGCGCACCTGCCCGAACGCGTTGACCTGAATCCCCGGCGGCACACCCAGCGCCAGCAATGTCGCAGTCACGGTGAACGCGACTGCGCTGGCGTTGACGACCGGCGCATCCCACAAAAATTCGTCGCCGCGCTGCGAAAATTTCACCCACAGCGACGACGCGGTCAGCATCGAGCCGATGCGCCGGAACAGCGTGTAGCCGGACGGCATGGTCGGTGCCGTCGCCGACAGCGAGATCAGGATATCGACCGCGCCCGACGTCGGGTTCATGATCAAAAAGACATGGTACCAAGCCGCCGCGCTGATCGCGCCGGTGTCGAGCGCGCCGTTGCCGCTGCCCGCCGCCCATGCGCTGGTGGTCTTGTTCATCGCCGATGCGAGGTTCATCAGCAATGCAGCGGTGGAATCCGCAGCGCGTCCGGGCTGCACCGTGAACGTCGCCGAACTGCCCGCCGTGGACAGCGTCAACCCGCCGAGCGCGCCGCGCGGCACCTGCGGTTGATTCTGCACGCCACCCGACGCGAACACCCATTGCGACGATGTGCCGTCGTTGAAATAGATGTAGAGCTGGCCGTTGGTTGTGTTGAACCACAGGCTGCCGGCGCTCGGCGAGCCCGGCGGCGTATCCGACGCGGTGACCGTGGCGCCACCGCCGCCGCCGACCACCCATGCCTTGTTCTTGCGACCGTAGGTCTGGCCGTCGTTCGGCGCCTCTTCGGTGACCGACGACCACGCCGCGTTTCTGCGGCCGTAGGACGTGCTGTCGCTCGGCGCTTCGCCGAGGCCGCCGGGCGGCCCGGATGGTCCCTGCGGGCCTTGCGAGCCCTGCGGGCCTTGCGGTCCCTGCGGGCCTTGCGGCCCCTGCGGACCGGTCTGCCCGACCGCGCCAGTCGGGCCGGGCGGTCCCGGCGGACCGTTCGGGCCGGGCGGCCCCGGCGGACCGATCTGCACCACGTCGGTGACCGGCACGGTCGAATCGGTTTGCGCAGGATGCGGCGGACTGGTGCCCGCCCGCACGTTGGGGTGTTGTTCGCCGATAATTTTTCTGGTCATAGCGTGCCCAAATCCCAACGTGTCGGACCGGCGGCGTGGATCAACGAGCCGCGCCACAAATCACGCCGCAGCAGCGACACCGGCTGCGTGGCGATCAGCGATTGCGTGTAGGTGCCGGGCGACAGCGATACCAGGATCGCGACGGGTATCTGCAGGGTGAACGCGCCGCCCACGATATCATTCCACCAGATCAGTCCGTTGAAGGTCGAGCACTCGAACAGCGCGGTAGCGTCTTCCGCGTGCTTGCGCACGTGCATGCGCAACGAGTAGCCGGTCAGATCGATCGGCGTGCCGTCCACGAGCTGATAGATGAAGCTCTCGACCAGATCGGAATCGGTATAGGTGGTTAGATCAAGCGTCATCGCCATTTGATCGGCCCGTTGGTATCGTCATCGGCCAGCGGCTCGCAACAGAACTGCTTGCTCTCGATCATCTGGATCAGTCGCGGTCCCGGCAGCCGCGTGATCTTGAACCGGCCGACCGGCATGTCAGGCTTCGGCCGCACATCGACCGGGCCGTATTCGCCGGCCATCGCCCTGATCCACAGCTCGCGGCCGTGCACTTCGACATCGAACGGGATCGCGCAGAACAGCACTGGTTCGCTCAACTCTTCGAACCAGACCTTCAGCCACACCGCGAAATCATCCTGATAGCGGACCGGATTGACAGCCGAGACGATGGTGCGCGTGGTGTTGATCATGCGATCCTCTGCGCCATGAACTCGGTCAACGCGCCGGAGTACCAGCCTTGCGTCACGGTGCCGCGATCCGACCACGTGCCGCCGACGCCCAGCAGCGCGTTGAGCGCGTAGTTCAAGGACGTGGCGTCATAGATCGAATAGTAAGTGTTGAAGAAGCCCAGACTGCCGACGCCGCCATAGCCGACGATCAGTCCGGCTGAACTGCCCGCCGGACCGGGCGGCCCGGCGGCACCGGTGTCGCCTCTGACGCCTTTCGCCCCGGTGGCGCCGGTGGCGCCAGTGGCGCCTTGCGGACCTTGCGCACCGATCGCGCCGGCTGGTCCTGCGGTCGGCCGCGCCGAGAACAGCAGTTGAAACACCGTGCCGTCGTAATAGACCAGCGCAATGGCGTTCGGTAACAGATCGTTCGGCGCCAGCTCGACCACGCCGCCGGGATGCCGCACCGGCACCGGATGCACCGGCGAGATGCCGTTGATCACCAATGTCGTGGCGCCGGTGTTGGCGTAGTTGACCAGAATGAACAGCTTCAGACCGGCCTGATAAGTTTTCGGCGTCGGATCGATCGTCACGGCAAGCGCGTTCGGCACGCCGGTGTCAACCGCGTAGTTGCACAGATCGAGCTGCAGCGCGCGACCGAGCTGCGTGAGATCGGCATTGGACGGGCTGATGTCGTTCTGCGTGATGAAGTTGACGATCTCGCGCTGTGGCAGCTCGATCGCCTGCGGCGGAATGATGCTGCCGGCGATGCCCTTGTGCTCGTCGCCGTTGACATAAGGCGCGTCGAACAGTCCCGCCTCGAAGGCGTCCCACGGCGGATTGTACTGCATCACGCGATCCTCTGGCCTAAGAACTCGGCCAGCGCGCCGGAGAACCAGCCTTGCTGCACGATGCCGTGCTGCGCCCAGGTGCCGCCGTAGCCCAGTTGATTGATCGCGTAGGTCAGGCTCGAATCGTCGTAGACGCCCAGATAGGTGATGTTGAACAAATACGAGCCGATGCCGCCGAGCCCGACGATCAGCGAAGCCGGTGCGCCTGACGGGCCTTGCGGCCCGGTCGCGCCCTTGTCGCCCTTGGCGCCGGTCGCGCCGGTGGCGCCGGTCGCGCCGGTCGCTCCTGCCGGTCCGGTGGCGCCTTGCGGTCCTGCCGGCCCCGCCGCCGACTTGGCGCCGAACAAGAGCTGGAATTGCGTGCCGTCGTGATAGACCAGCGCGATGCCGCCGGGGATCACGTCACCCGGCGACAGCTCGGTCAAATCAGGATGCCGCACCGGCACCGCGCCGAGCCCGTTAACATTGAGCACGGTCGCGCCGGAGTTCGCCTGCGCGACCAGAATGAAAATCTTCAGACCGACATGATAGTTGAGCGGCGTCGGATCGAGCGTCACGGCCATTTCGTTGGCGATGCCGTAATCGACCCCGAAGTTGCACAGATCGAGCTGCACCGCGCGACCGAGCTGATTGGTGTCGCTGTTGGTCGGAAAGAAACCGTTCTGCGCGATGGTGTTGACGATCTCGCGCTGCGGGTACTCGATCGATTCGGCCGGAATCACGCTGCCTTCGACGCCCTGCGCCGGCTGGCCGTTGACATAAGGATCGTTGGTGTCCGGATCGTTCCATGGCGAGTTGTACTTCATTCTCTACACTCCGAGCCACGGATAGAGGCTGATGGCGCGATCGAGCTGCGAGCGATAGGTGAACACGACGTGGGTGTGGCCCGGCTTGTAGCGGCGGAACAGGCACTCGATGCCGGTCAGCGTGTGTTCGAGATCGACCAGCCAGTAGTAGCGCAGCCCGGTCGGACCGAGTTGCCAGCGATAATATTGATCGTACATCACGTCGCCCGCGACATTGGACGGCTTCGATGTCGCGTAGCTCGTGCCAACCGCCGCGCCAGCCGAAATCCGCACGCCCGACGGAATCCCCATCGCAACGCCGTGACCGCTCGCGGCGCCGGGCGAAATCACGAACCCCTCGACCATCGGCGGCGATGCCGACAACGACAGCACCGGCGGCGGTGGTGACACTGGCGGCGCCGACAACGCCGCTGACTTATGTTGCGATATCGGCGTCCTGTTCTGCGCCGTAGTAATAACTCGCGTTTCGCCGACCCGAGAAATGCCGCACATGTACGGCGCGTACTCCCTAATCGTGATGGTCTCGCCGCGCCGTGCCGCCCAGTCGATGAAGAACTGCCGGTCCGGTCGTCCCAGCAGCGTCATCTTGAACATCAGTTCGTCGCGGCGTCCCTGATCGTCGGTCGGCGGATGCACCTCGCAGGCGTCGGGCAGCGCCCAGTTGCGCTCCCAATCCGGCAGCAACGACGCACCGGTGGTTTGCGTCGGATCGCTTTCGATCTCCAACAGATCGGCGGCACGGCCATCGACTACGCCGTAGTAGAATGCCAAACCGCGGATCACGAGATCGAGCGTCGAGCCAGGGTCTTTCGGCCATGCCTGCCCGCTCGGCAGCAACAGCATCAGCTCAGTGCCGTAGTCGTCGCCGTCGCGGCGGATATGCTTATCGCTCATAGAGAATTGTTCCGAGCACCGCGAGTGAACCGTTGTAAGGCATCGGATGATCGTCCATCAAAAGCGTGAAGCCGATCACGCCGCTCACGCTCATGATGGCTTCCGACACCCATGCCGCGTAGATCGTCTGCGCCGGGATCGGAACGCCGTTGATGGTCTGCGCCGGTGCGGCCTTGTTGCGCAGCATGGTGCGCACCGCATCCTCGATCGAGACACGGTACGGATCGGTGTCCGGCAACAGACCCTTGATCGTGAAGTTGATGTATTCGGGGATCGGCGCCAGCACCCAGCGATCCTTCACCGTCACCGGACGCACGGTGTCGATGTAGCCGGTCACCATCGTGATATCATCGTCAGTCGGAAAGCCGCCGTTGCTGGCGCGCAGATCATCCATCATGAAGCGCACAGTCACCGTGCCGGCGCCCATCTCGGAGATCGCCCAGGCCCGCGTCACTCCCGGCACCGCCAGCGCCCAGGCGACATAATCGTTGGCGTCGCCGCCCATCGGCGGCTGCTGAATGCGCATCAGAACACGCACCCGCAATTCTTCGTCGGTCTCTTCATCGGTGCCGCCGGACATCGTCACCACGGTAGCGCCGGCATCGGCGCCAATCGGCGCATCGGTCAGATTGAGCACGGTGCCCGGATCGAGATTGCCGATCGTGCCCGGATCGAGCGCCCGCACCGGGCACGGCGTCGGATCGACATCGATTTCGATCTGCGCCGTAGTCTCGTAACCGATCTCGCCGGCCACGAGCTGCTGACCGATCGGAATGATGGTGCTGAACACACCGGTGAACGTCGCGGTACCGGACGCCAGCGTGGCGGCTTTGCGCCCGGTCGATCCGTCGGCGTTCTTCAACCAGATTTTGCCGTGTCGATCCAACCACTCCGTTTCGGCGGTGTCCGGCAAAAGCTGTCTGGCCAGCCAATCTACATATTGCAAGACGGCGTGACATTGCGCGCCCTGGCTGTCCGACAGCACGCGCAGCACGCTGTTCGGGACCATCGCGTCGGCACCCGGCAGCATGGCCTGAATCGAATCGCGCACCAGCACGCGCACGTCGTAAAGCGTCGGAGTTGACCAGGGCATGCTACGCGATTTTCTTTTCTGGCGGGTTGTCGTAGTGCGGCGGCCACTCGGTGCGTCCGCGCGGCGCGTTCGGAACGCTCGGAATCGGCGCCGGGTCTTCTTTGGGTTTAGGGCTTGCTGGAGTAGACGCGGACATAGTCAACCTCCATCGTCATCGGCGACGGCGTGGTGGTATCGGAATTGAGGCCGTAACTGTAAAACCAGTACGCATCCATCGCGAAGTTGATCAGGATGTCCATGTTGACGTCGTTGAACCATGACGCATCGGTGCCGGTTGCTTCATAGAGCAGCACGTTGTCGCGATAGAACCGAATGTAGGTGGACGTCCGATCGACACCGTAAGTGTGCCAACCCTGCGTGTCGCCGGTGAACGGCCCGTAGCCTGCCGAGTCATAGCCGCTGTGATCGGTGTTACGCTGATGCAGATTGGTATTGAACCAGCCGCCATGCCCGTTGATCTCCAGCATGTCGATCTCGGCCGAACCCTTGTTCTGCGGATCGAGACTGAAATCGCTGGAGAACATCCACAGCGCCGGGAACATGCCTTGGCCATCGATCGGCCAGCGCGCTTTCCATTCGACATAGTAGGGCTGCTTGAACTTGCGCACCACCGAGTTGGTAGACAACTGACAACCGCACCACGCCGGCACCGGATTGGAATTGCCCTGCGCGTCCATCTGCGCGCGGGTATGCGCGACCATGTCGGACGGCATCCGGAACGAATACAGCGTCAGCACGCTGCCGGATTGACTATAAGGCGGATAAGCCGCCCACGCCGGATCGTTCGGCGAGATATCCCAGTTGGTGCCGGCGAAGTCCTGGTAGCCCTGGTTGATATCTTGCCAGATCGCGTTCGGCCGCCACGTGCCGTTCGGATTGGAATCCGACGCTAGATTAAGCGGTGCCGTGAACTCGTCAGCCCAGATCAACGTCGCCGTAGCGTAAACCCCACTCGCCGCGCCGGTGGCCGAAGCCGCGCCAGTGCCCGTGATGGTCGCGGGCGGACCAACACCGTGCGCCGTGCCGCTGCCGCTTGCCGCGCCGACCGCGATCGACGCGGTCGGACCAGCCGGCGCGGTCTGCACCTTGGACAGCGCGACCACCTGCGAACTGGTGCCGCCAGCCGTGACACCCGGTGCGGCGATATTCCAAGTCTCCAGCGGCGAGTTATTCCACCACCAGAACGATGACGCGCCTTCGCCCCAGGCTTCGCCGCCGAGATGCGCCGTCGCATCGCTGGTCGGCGTATCGAAGATGACGACGATCGAATCGCCCGTCGCCAAGGTGAAACCGGGATGCGCCACCGTGTCGGACAACAGTGTTTGAAACTGCGCACCGGAGCGCGGCCCGGTGAAGCCGGACACACCGCCAAATTTCAATTCGACCGGTGTCGTCGTGGTGTCCGCATTAGTGCCCGCCCATTTGCCGAACGACACATGCGTCGTATCGGAGAAATGACCCGCTGCCGCATCGCAGAACTGCTCGACCAGAATCCGAATCTTGCCCTGACTGTCGCCGATCAGTTGCACGACCTGCCGATACGACCCACGATAGCCTGCAAAGTCCTGCCAACCGGCGACATTCTGCACGTTGTAGATATCGGTGTAGCTGGTCGCGACCGCGCTGTAGCCGTTAAGAACGCCGATGCCGCTCGCCGCACCCACCCCACCGAACACGGTCGGCACCGCCGCCGCGCTGCCATGTCCAGCCGCCGCGCCGGGCACGGCGATCTTCCAGTTGCCGACCGCCGCCACGCCAATAATTCCGGCCGGCGCCATCCCGATCGACGTCAGCTTCTTGGTGCCGACACCGCTCGCCGTGCTGCCCGCCGACGCCGCAGCACCCTTGGCAACACCTGCATCGATGATCATGTCGCCATCGGCGACCGCGCTGCCGGTGCCGCGCGCCGATCCACGACCGCGATTCGTCATCGGCGCCAGCGGCGCCCAGGGCGCGGGCGGCGTCGCCTGCGGCGTGGTTTCATCCCACAGAATGGCGTAGCGCAGTTCGATTTCGACAATCGGCCCGCGATAGATGCGGATCAGCGCGTCGATCTGCTCCTTGCCGACCCGGGTGGCCTCGACCGTGAAGCTCGACCCGATGCGCCGGTCGATGAACGGCTGGATACATTCGCGGATGTACTGCGTGACCAGCACCGTGGTGGCGCCCTCGCGGGCTTCCGGTCCGGTGATCTTGGACCGCTGCAGCAGCCACAGCCGCGAGCCGATCGGCCAGCCGTCCCAGATGTCCTGCGCCTGATAATCGCCCCACCAGCCGCGCCGGTTGGTGTCATCGGGGTCCGGCAGCGTGTCGCTTGAGTCGGCCAACCGATCAGTGCCGAGCGCGACAATGATCGCGGTGGCCAACGCCTGCGTGTCGTCAAGCGTGCCGTTGCTGCGCAACAGCCAATCGGTCTGCACCACGCCCTGACCGGGAAACAGCCTGTTCTGCACCAGACGGATGTCGGGCATTCAGCAGCCTTTGCAAATGCTCGGTGGCGGCGGCGGTTCAGGCGGCAGCGGCGCCACCTGACTGGGATGGTCAGGCGTCGCCGGGTTCGGTGGCGTGACTTCGACTTGGCCGCTATGGTCGAAGGGTATGAAAGGGCGGGCCGCTCCCGAGCAGACACGCCAGCAGGCTGAAGATCAGATACACGATCAAGATCGCGATGATCGCGTAGAGAATGATCATCACGATCTGCCCGAGTGGAATGCCGAACGGCGTGAAAGAGTTGAGCGGCGGCAACAGCAGCTTGATGACCGCGACGATCGCCGCGACGATGATCACCCAGACGATCAAATTTTCGAGGAAAGCCAGATTCAGACACGACATGTCGAGAACCCTTCTATGTAGTCCGCTAGCGCCCTCAAATTAGCGGCATTCTCTTTCATGAAACCAAGAGCTGTATTGCATCCGTGGCACAAAATTCCTCGAACACGGTTTGTGCTATGGCAATGATCAAGATGAACGTTTTTCCCGCGCAGTGTTCGCAAATCGATCCGACAAACCAAACATCTATGCTGTTGAGATTCTAGCATTGCACCAAACTGTTCTGGCGTGATGCCTAGTTTGTATTTACGATGCAAACCTAGATTGGCTTTCGCCCAAGCTAAGGACTGCGCACGACGTTTCAAAAGTTGGTCTGGATTGGCTGCTAACCATCGTTTAGTTCGTTGGTTTATTTTTTCTCGGTTGTTATCTTTATTGCGATATCGACGCTGTGCTGCTCGACATTTTTCAGGGTTTGCGGCACGCCATTTTCGTGCGTTTATCGTCGCCTTAGCGCGACGTTTCGCTAACCACTCAGGATCAGATTTTAATCGGTAGTAACTGACAAGGTTCAGCGCAGCGTGTTTCTGCTTATGCTTGGCTCTATATCGACGAGATGCAGCCGCACACTGCTTCTTGCGTTGGTTTGTGCTAGACAGAACTTTGGGCATGGCAGCCTTCCCTACAAGGTTGCTAGGTCAAGTGACGGCTGGAGCACTTCCAATGCTTCAGCCGTTGCGTTTCTATTGTATATCAGCCTCCCAGTGCGGCAAGTCTTGCTTCCAGCTCGGCGATGCGCGCCTCGAACCGCTGCTCCATCGCCAGCACGTAGGGTTGATTGTCCAATGAGGTTGGCGGTCCCGGCTGCGTCGCATTGACCAGCACCGCGCCGCTACCGGATGATGCCGTGGTCATGCCGACATCGCCGTTGACGCCGTACACCCGATGTGAAGCACTCTCGACGCCGAGATGCACCTCGCCGATGAACGCCCATTTCGACGCGCTCTTGTCGTAGTAGCCGACCACGGTGTCGCCGCTGCGAAACTCGATGCGGCTGTTGGTGCAACGCATCTCGGTGTTGATGCTGTCGCCCTTCTCGTGATTGTACTGTTGCTGCTGATCGCCCTGTTGCGACTGGCCGCCGCCGCCGCCGCCTTGCTGCGTGCCCATCGCGCCTTGCGGTCGCGGCTGCTTCTTGTTGTTAATGTGCCGCATTGAGGCATATTCCTGCGGATGCGGCACCACCATGAACGCGCCGTACTCGCCGCTGCTACTGCTGCCGCCACCGCTGGAATCGCGTGTGCTGCCGCCGCCGCCGGACGAGCCGCCCGAACTGCCTTGGTCCTGCGGCGTCGGCTTGATCAAGGTCAGCGCGCGGCCGTAGTCGGTGTTCGGTCCGTACTGCGCGCTGGCGCCCGGCGGCAACTGCATCGGCCGATGCCGTCGATCATCCATCACCGTGCAGACCGGAAACGACCGGTTGCCGCCCAGAAAGGAAATAAACCCCTCGGCGCATTCCTGAATCTGACCATCGCTGCCCTTGGTCGCTGGCATCACCACCGACGAAAAGCCGTAGTTCTGCGCCGCCTCCAGCGCCTTGCGGGACTCCCCTTTCATGAAATTTCCCGCCATCTCCTGCATCATGCGGCTGTCATCGACCTTGTCGATGCAGGTACGACAGCCGCCGCTGTCATAGGCGCGACGCAAGGTGTCCGCGGGTGTCGAGCGATGCATGATCAGACCTTTGGTGGCAGATAGATACAAACCGGCGCGGCGGCGACGCAGACATGACAGGCGCCGTCCGGCGCGATGCGCAGCATGTGCTTCTCGAAATTACGACCGTGCCATATCCAACCGTTGTCGGTCGAAATCACTTCCTCGCACGGCACCGGATGGCAGTGCTGACCGGCGCAGCAGGCGTCGCTGTAGAACTCGTGCACCGGCGATGCGTGCGCCAGTGCTAACAGAATCAAAGCCGTCTTCATCGGTTGATCGTTCCTCTTGCGTGATCAACCCCCCGGTGCATTGTTCGGCCAGTTGCCGAACCGCTCATCGAACGTCGGACCGATCTGCAGGCGCCTCAGCCAGTCCGGCATCCAATCGCCGGGCGGCGACACGGTGGCCGGCGCTTGTGTCGGCGGATCGACCGGCGGATTTTCCGGTTGATCGGCCGGTGTTTCCGCCGGCTTGTTGGGATCAGACCGCGCCTTGGGCACCGGATGCCCATTGAGACCTTCCGGCAAGGTACATTGCAGCAATGTCTGCGTGCCGCCGTTGTTGTCCTGCGTCCATGTCACCGTGCGAATCTTCAGCGGCTGCTGATACAGCATCGCCATCGGCGAATGCACGATCACGTCGTCGCCCGGCATCCACAGCGTATGCCCGGTGGTCGGTCCGCCGAGCGTCATGTCCGGCGGCGTGTTGGTCTGCATCACCTGCGGCAACGGGCGAAACCAGCCATAGACCAGCACATTGGCGTCGATCCGGCCGAGATCGTCATTCCACATCTTTTCGGTCTGCGCCCGCTTGGCGACTTCCGCCGCCGTCCACACCGGATGCTCGATCGCGGTGAGCAGGATGCTGTACGGACCGAGCGAGCCCTTGACCCGCGCTTCCTGCTCGCTGGCCTTGGCGCCCCACTCGGAATCGCTTGCCGCCTTCTGCGCCTTGACGACAAAATCCGAATACGCCGTGTCGCTGGAGATCACGCATTGCATCTTTTTGATATTGATACCCTCGATCAGATCGCCAGTCGGCGGCCACTCGTGGTCACCGATGAACAAGAATTTTCCATCCGGCGTGTTGCTGACGATGATCTTGCGATCGCGCGCCAGCCGCTCCAGAAACGCGATGATGGTCTCGCCGGCCGACGGCGTCGCGCCCGACTTGAACGGCGTTTCGTCGATCTCACCGACCGTCGTGAACCCGACGCCGGTCGGCCCCAGTATCTCGGACGCGATCTGCGTGAAGCTCTTGCCATCGAAATCCGATGTCTTGTGATCGATGCCGGAACGCGCCGCGAACCATGACGAACTGACGCCTTGCAACTGCACGACATGGCTTTCCGCGTCGTAGGCCACCTGCCGGGTGATGATCACGCCGGTGATCACCTGCACGCCGCCGAGATAGATTTCGACCGTGGTGCCCGGCGCGAATTGCAGCACCTGTCCCGGCAGCGGATACGGCTCGCGCTCGGCGCAGGAGAACCTGAATTGCGAGAACGCGTCGGCCCAGCTCCACTGAATCCACACCGATTCCCAGTCTTCGAACTTCAGACCGCCGACGATCAGCGTCGCGATCTCGCTGATGCTGCCGTCCGCATCGACCCGCACCAAGTCCGGCCGCGTCACGATGTGGTCCAGCGCGATCGCGGCGTCGAGCACGCCGTTCTGATTGGCCTGCGGACCAAACTGCGGAGTATCCGGCGCCTCGTAACCGCTTTTCGGTTGCGGCAGCGGACTGATGTAAAGCCGGTCCATGGTCAACTCAACTCTTGGGCGGACCCGGCGGCACCTCGCGATCCCGCAGCGCTCGCTCTTGCGCATCGCGAATCATGCTGACGATCCGATCCTCCATCTCGATGTTTCTGACGCTCTTGAGAAACGTGCCCATCGTCACCACGCCGACCAGAAAGCCGATGATCGTCGCGATGGCGATTTCCACCCAGAACATCACGACGACAACGCCTGCCCTTGGCGCAGACAGAAACCCGGATGCACGATCTTGTTTTCCTTGACCAGCTCGTCGGCGCGCGACGCGTCGGCGTACAATCGATGCGCCAGCACCACGCTCGGCAATGAATCCGCGAAGCGGTAGTTCAGCATGCGCGGCAACGGCCGCGCGGTCTCGACCAGATGATGGATGATCGCCGCGTGCAGCTTGATCACCGCGCGCCACGACATCGCGTCCATCTGATCGGCGAGGATTTCCTCGATCTCCGCAAACGCGACGTTGACGGCGTTTCTGATCTGATCGACATCCTGCCGGCTGGTGAACGTCATATTGGCGATCACCACGCCCGCCGTCGCCAGCGCGATCTGGATCAGCGTATCCTTGGTCATGATCGCGCCGACCGACACCGCCGGCTGTGCGGCTGCGGTACGTCGCACCGTCTCGACCTGATAGATGTTGATGCCGGTGGCGACCGCCAGATTGAAGCAGGTCATCAGCGGCAACTCGATCATGTCATTCTGCAACAGCGGCATTGCGTAGGCCCGCACGTCGCCGACCATGGTGCGCAACGCCGACCCGGCGCGCCCCGTGGTCGCCGCCCAGCTCAACAGCGACACCAGAACAGGGTCTAGAATTTTCTGCGCTTCAACGGCGTCGGTTTTGATCATCGTCGTTGCGTGCCTGTGCTCGGCGGCGGCGGTCCGGTCAAGAATTTGAGTCTGGTATCCTCAAGACCGGTCTTGGCGCGTTGCGCGGCCCAGACACTGGCGACCTGCTGCTTGAGCTGATCCGCCTGCATGCGAAGGTTCGTTGCCGTATCGACGTTCGGCATGAACGGCTGCACGCCGGCCTCGATGAACTGCATGTCGAACACGCAATAGCCACCGGTTTTTTCTTCCTCCGTGATCCGGTAGCGCTGACACTTTACCTTGAGCGGCGCCAGCGTCGGCAGTTGCAGCACGCCCGTGCCGCCGGTTTCCAACCGCTCAATCAACGCATCGCGCGCGATCTGATAATCCTGGCGATAGAGCGATGTCGCGGACGGGTCATCGTGCGGATAGACAATGCAATAACCACGCACCGTGAACGCAATCGCGCGCTTGCCCATGTCCTCGGAATAAGGGTCCTCTTTTTTCGGAAATTCATGCACGACGACCCGACGACCGGATTCACGTGAACCGCTCTCGACATGAAACATCCGGCCGTCGAAATGCGCCGGCAACAACCGTTCGCGCCACGCGCTTGGCAATTCGCGGATCGTCGGCATGGTTTAAGTCCCGCCGAACACGTACGGCGTGTCGCCGGCCGGATTGGTCGGCCCGGAGCTGGCCGGCGCCATCTGCGTCGCACGCGAAATCGAGGTGTCTTTCAGCAGCCCTTCGCCCGTCGCGCTCGCTCGCGTGCCGGGTGGGCCATTGATATCGACTTTCAAATGGCCTTTGCCGGTCACCGTCGTTTCGCGCTCCTTATCCAGCTCCGCGCCACGGGCAATCGCTGCGTCCATGCTTTTGGACGCCGGCTGCACCATGAAGCGTTCATCGGTCGGAAAATTCTTCGCGGTATAACCCATCCTCGCCGCCGCTGCCGCCGTGATATCAACGCCGCGCCCGGTGCGCGCTGCCGGTCCGACATCGGTTTGCGGCAACATAAATTTGCGACCGTCCGGCGTCGTCACCTCGAACATCTGACCAAGCGTCGCTTTGGACGGCAACGCAATGCCGGGCCGATTGCTCTTCGGACTATCCACCGGCTCGGATGGGTCATGCCAACCCGGTGCGTTGCCGAACCATGAGCCCCTAACCTTGGCGGCATCACCGGCACTGCCGCCGACCGCCCCGCCGCTGGCGGCACCGCCGACGATCTTGTTGGCTTCACCCTCCGGCACGCCATTGGCGATCAACGCGTCGCGCGCTGCCTTGGCGCTGCGAATGCCGAAATGTCCGGCATCGGGATTGCGCCACTGGCTGCCCGAGACAAGACCCCATTTTTTCGCCAGCGCTTCCTCTTGCTCCTGCGGCAGCGATACGCCACCCTTGCGAACGTTGCGCGCGACTTGATTGAGATCGAACGCCGTACCGATCGGATGTCCAGATGCATTGCTCGGCCGACTGCCAAGCGTGCCGGAATTGGGACCGATGACACCGCCAGCCGCTTCGTAATCGTTGATGAAGCCCTGGAAATTTTTCGCGTAGGCGGCAGCAACCTGAAACTTGTGCCCGCTCGCCGTCGTCACCGTTGTAGTGCCGCCGCGCATGATCGGCGTCCCGGCCGGCGCCGTAATGCCACCAGGACCGCCGGGACCCGGTGGGGCACCCATGGCCGCAGGGGATTCACCGGCACCCTTGCCGGTGCCGGGTCCAGCATCATTGCCGTAAGGCGCATCACTCGGACTGCGTAGCGCCCACGGTCGCGCACGACCGCCGCCGCCGCCGCCACCGCCGCCGCCACCGCCACCGCCGAGATCGCCGAGACCGAGCGCTGCGCCCATCGCAGCCAAGCCGCCGCCACGTCCCGTCGCCATCGGATTGGTCAATGCATCATTGAGCTGGCGCATCTGCTCAGTGAGCTGTTTGGTCTGATCGGTGTTATCTTCGAGATTGCGCCGGTCTTCGATATCGACGTCGCCGCGACCCTGCAGATTGCGCCAAAAATCGTTGCCGCTGGCCGTGAAATTGCGGCTGTCCCACTCACCGCCCTGCACACTGCCGCCGATGAATTTCATCGGCGCCGCGGTCGCACCGGGCCATGTCCCGAAACGCTCGTTGAAACTCGGCGCCGGCACACCTAGACCAAACTTGCCGAACGTGTCTTGGATCGCGCTTTTTGCCTCTGTTGGTGTGACATTCAACTTGGTCAGCGCCAGCGCAATGCGTTCGGCGTATTCCGCACCAGCTTTGAACGTGTCGGCCAATGTCTGCATCCACGGCAAATTCATCGCTGCAACCACCGTGCCGATCGCTTGCCCGATGCGCTCAAGACCTTCCGCCATACCGCGACTAGCCGCGTAGAATTGCTTCAGAATGGTTTCCTGTCTTTTGGAAAACTCATCTTGTTGTTTGTTTATTTTGCCGAGTTTGCCTTCGAGCTGATCCAGCTCCGGCGCCTTGAGCAACGCCAGAAACCGCCGCTGCATCTCTGCGCCTTTTTCAGGACCGGCGAGATCGGTCCAACGCTCCCGCACCTTCTCGGCGGCCTTGCGCATGGTCTCGCCGAACTCTTCGACCGTCTTCGCCTCGTCAGCGTCTTGCAGAACCTTCAGCATCTCCTGTAGTTCGAGAAATCCGCCACTGCGCAATTGACCGCGCAGCCGACCGTTAATCGTTTGCAGATCGCCCATCGAATCGGCCAAACCCTGCAATGTCGCAGTGGCCTTGCCGGCATCGACTCCCATTTCATCGAACACGCGCAGATTGGAGCGCAGTTGACCTAAACTTGTTCCCATGCGCGAAGCGGTCGTCGAAAGATCGACGATCGATTTCGATAACCCTTGGATGTCCGTCGCGCTCTCGACAACTTTTTCGCCGAACTTGAGAACTTCCTTGCCTGCCTCGGCAAACATGTTGCCCCAGAACGTGCCCTTGGCGATCTCGAAGCTTAAATCCTTGACGCCTTTGGTTGCACGCTCGACACTCTCACCGACCTTGCCAAACCCCGAAGACCCTGACCCCATGTTGGCCAGTTGATTTTTCAGATTGGCAAGCTTCGCCAGCGCTTCTTGATCATCAAGCGTGACGACAAGTTCCAGTTGCTCTTGTTCAGTCGCCATTACAACGATTCCCGAACTTGACAGTCGCAAACAAATAAACTACCTACACCAATTCTTAGGCATGGCAGGCGAGGACAGGCGCGGTTCGGCGCGACAAGGTCTGGCGCGGTAAGATTTGGCCAAGCAAAGCCAGACTTGGCAGGCGTGGTTTGTCGGGGTTTGGCCTTGGCGCCGTCTGGCCGGGCCGGTCTCGTCATGGTCGGCACAAGTGAAGGGTGATCTGGGAACGGGTCACCCTTCATGCTTTTCACTCGTCTTCATTCTCACGCGCCCGTGCCGCGTTCTGCAACTCGATCAGTTTGAGCGTGTAGTAAACGTGCATGTTTATTTGCGACAACGGTTGCTGCAAAAACGTCATCGGGTCTTGTTTGTAACGATCCGCCAACCGATAAGCGTTGATAATCATTTCCTCCGGATTCGGAGCAAGGCCGCCTTCTAGAAGAGACCTTGCTCCGGGAGAAAAAAGCTGCGCAACCGATAAGCGCAACTGTTATAGTCTCGCGGGTCCATCTTCTGAATCTGCGGCTCCAGCAGCCCGGACAGATTGGCCATCAGCGTCATCATCTTGCGGTCGTCGATCACGGCGTTGAACACCGCGCGACTGCCGCCGACATCGGCGATTTCGATCCGACACGGGTTGCCGCCGCAGCGGACGATGTCGAGCGTATTCGGCTCGCGAAACGTGATCTCGTGCAGCATCTCGGTGCGCGATTTCTGGATCGGCTTGTGCAGCAGCTTGATCGTCAGCGGCCATTCCGGCGCGTCCTGCGGCAAATCCAGTTCAGTGTCATGTTGCGGCGTGACGTCCTTCATCTCGACCGGTTCGTCTTTCACAAAGCCTTCGCGTTCGGGCTTATTCATGTGCTCTCCCTATGGTGCATGCGTAATCGAGAAACTCGACAGCGTGACGTTCTGGCCGGCCACGATGTTGGTGTCGTTCAAGTTGATGTCGGCGCCAGCGGTGTCGATCGTCAAACCCGACACGATGACGCTGCCGGTGCTGCTCCTGATCCGCGCATTGGCGGCCGTGCCGGTGGCGCTGGCGGCAGCGAATTTCGGCGCGCCGATCATCGTGATGGTGTCGCCCGACAGCGAGAACGACGGCTTGTTCAGGCTGAACGTCACCAGCACCGTGCCCATACCGGCGGTGCCCATCTCCAGCGTGCCCGCCGTGCCGGCATCGATCGCGTTGATCACCGCCTGCATCCGCGTGGTCTTCAGCGCCGCGATATAGCTGACGGTCATCCGACCCGCCCTTCGCCGGCCGCGCGATCCTGATCACGACGCAGCTTCGCCGTCATGTTGACGACGTTGCTCTGCGACGGTGCCGGCGCCGCCGCCCACGGATCGACATGCACGTTGATCTGTCCAGCGAATGGCGTCGCGGCGACACCGCCGGAGATCACCCGCAACACGTGCTCGCAGATCGCCGCCGCCAGCCGTGTCGTGATCATCGCCGGCACCAATACCGAGAACTGACCTGCAGTCGCGTTGGTGATCGAGTAAGTGACTTCGTTGGATTCGATCAGCCGATGGTTCAGCCGATTAAGCAAAGTCCACAGCAGTTGCGGACCGCCGGTCAGATCGAACGGCGTGCCGTCCGCGTTGAGCAGCGTGAAGTTCAGTTGCCAGTCATCTCCTGCAAACAGATCGACAAGGTTCATGGCATGCGTCCGATAAAATCTTGGCTGTTGCGCGTGCGCCCAGTGAACGCGGACGCGGCGGACAGTTGCGCCACCAGATCGGCCGAGCGCTTGCGCCCGGTGAACGCCGGTGTCGGTTCGATCTCGCCCGCCAGCTCCGGCGGCGGCGCGATCTCGGCAATGAAATCCTCGCTGAAGCGCTTGCCGCTGGTGCCGTGCGCGGTGTCGGGCGCTTCCTGCGCGGTGCCTTCCGGCACCCAATAAGCGACGCCATTGGCGACATCGGACGCTTCCTGCGCGACGCCTGCACCGATAACCCGCGCCACCGCCTGCAGCGTGCCGAGCCCGGCCGCCGCGCCGACGCCGGCATTGACCGATTTGGCGACACCGGTCGCGACGCCGTGACCGGCGGCGCTGCCGTCGCCGATCTCGAACCCGCTGCCCGGCGCCGTCGCCGTGCTGGTGCCGACGGCATGGCCTTGCGCCGACGCCAGCGCCGTCGCCTCGCCGGTGTCGCCGCCGAGACCGGAGCTAAACCCGACCGCGACAAAGATGCCGGTGCCGACCGCGTTGGCTGCGCCGATCCCGGCCGCGCTGCCCGGCTGCCGAACCAACGCCGCCCCGGCGCCAGTGGCCGTCCCGGTGCCGGCGGCAACGCCGACCGTGCCCTGCAGCGATTGCGCCGCCGCGCTGCCGACTCCGGCAGATGCGCCGACCGAATTGCTCGCCCCGACGCCAACCGCCGAAGCCACGCCGGTGCCGGTGGCCGCGCCAATCGACAGGCTGCTGGCGACCGCCGCCGCCGACCCGAGACCAGCCGCACTGCCGACGGCTGCCGCCGTCGATCGCCCGATGCCGCTCGCCACACCGGTGCCGGCGGCGCTGCCGAGCCCACCCTGCAACGATTGCGCCGCCGCTGTGCCAGTGCCGGCCGCTGCGCCGACCGCACTGGCGAGGCTGGCGCCGATGCCAGAAGCCGTTCCAACGCCGGACGTCGCCCCTTGCCCGGCGGCTCGCGCCTGTGCCGCGCCGGTACCGGCGGCATTGCCCGGGCTGCGCGCCGTCGCTTGGCCGGTCGCGCTGGCCGCGCCGAGACCGGCAGCGGCACCTTGCCCAGCGGCTTGCGCCTGTGCCGACCCGGTGCCGGCGGCAACCGCGATCGAGGTGCCTTGCTGAATTCCAGACGCGGTGCCTGTGCCGGCCGCGTTGCCGGTCGCCAGCGCCGTCGATCGCCCGATCCCGGACGCCGCGCCGAGGCCGGCGGCAGCGCCCTGCGCACTGGCGAGCCCGACCCCTGACGCGACCCCGACGCCCGCCGCCGATCCGGTCGCAACCGCTGTAGACTGTCCGACCCCGGACGCCGCGCCGGTGCCGGCGGCAGCGCCTTGTGTGACGCCGACGCCCGATCCGGTGGCGTTGGCCGCGCCGGTGCCGGCCGCCGCCCCAGGCGAAAAGATGATGCCGGTACCGGTCGCCGTGGCGGTGCCGGTCGCCGTCGCGCTGCCGACCGCCGCCGCTGTCGATTGTCCGACCGCGCTGGCCGCACCGATGCCGGTGGCGCTGCCAAGGCTCGGCGCCACCCCCAGCGCAATACCGGTTCCCGCCGCGCTGCCGGTGGCGCTGAACAGCGCCGCCCCGGTGGCCGCTGCAGCGCCTGTTCCCGCAGCGGCGCCGGGCGCTGAGACGATCCCGGTGCCGGCGGCTGTCGCGGTGCCGGTCGCGGCGGACGCCGCTGTAGCGGCGGCTGTGGCCCGCCCAATGCCCGTTGCCGTGCCGGTTCCGGACGTCGCGCCCTGCCCGGCGGCTTGCGCCTGCGCGCTGCTGGTGCCGGCGGTGCTGCCGGTCGCCACCACCGTGGCGGCCCCGGTGGCGGACGCTGCACCCGCGCCCGACGCATTGCCTGTGCCGGCCGCTGCCGCAGTCCCGGTCGCCGAGGCCGCGCCCGTGCCGGTCGCGACTGCCGTGGCGAGGAATGTGCTGCGCCCGACGCCGCTCGCTGCGCCGGTGCCTGCGCTCGACCCCGTGCTGTTGCTCGCTCCGCTGCCGGTCGCGCTCGCGGTCGAAGTGCCGGCGGCCGACCCGGCAGCCACCGCCGTCGATTGTCCGACGCCGTTGGCGGCGCCGGTGCCCGCAGCCGCACCGCTGCCGGCACCAGCCGGCAAAGCCGGCTTCAGCGCGATCACCGCAACCGCAACAACCGACGAAGTGGTCAGCGTCCACGTGCCGGCGACACTGCCCGGCGTGGCCAGGGTCTTGTCTTCGGTCGCGCCGTAACCAGAAAGCCAGAACGTGCCGCGCTTGGTGTAGCCGGTGCCCGCCGCGTAGCCGTTCTGACTGGAGCCTTGGCAATCAACGATCGACGACCAGATCAGATCGTTGGCGACGGTGGTCGTAATGCTGCCCGACGTCGCCGCATCGGTGGTGTTGCTGGCGGGACTTTGCAGATTGATCGCGTGACCATCGCGCGGATCGGTAGTCAGAACTCCCGAATATTCATCCCAGACGATGTCGTTGATGCCTTCAGACTGGCTGAAGTTCGCCGTGATCGTCGAAGGGCCGTTGGTGATATTCCAGAGAATGAAAGTGACGTGAGTCTGTGCGTTACCTGGATCGCCTCCACGATCCACGATCGTGTAAGTGTTGCCCTTGTCGTCGGTGACCGACGTGAGATCGAGCGTGTCGGCGCGCTGCCACGACACCGCGCCGACGACGCAATTGCCGACGCCCACCGCCGCGCCGGTCGCACTTGCAGAACTGCCGCCTTGAAACGCGTTCGGCGTAACGTGCTGCACGAAAGCCGGAGCAACAGCGCCGCCGCTGCCGGTCGCGCTCGCGGTAGATGTGCCCGCTGCAGCACCCTGCGCAATCTTGAGCCCGATGCCGACCGCGCTCGCTGCACCGGTGCCGCTCGCGACGCCTTGGCCGCTGCCCGCACCACTGCCGGTCGCGCTCGCGGTAGATGTGCCCGCTGCGGCACCCTGCGCGATCTTGAGCCCGGTGCCGACCGCGCTCGCAGTACCAGTGCCCGCCGCCGCGCCGTTATTGCCAGCGGGCGGCGCAAGCTTGAAGGCGCCAATGACGAGCACATGCGCCGCAGCCGTCCCGGCTGTGACCGATATATTGCCAGTCGCGCCGGCCGTGCCGCGTACCGCATCGAAGATTCCCAACGACGTGTCGGCGCCGGTCGTAGTAGTGTTTTCAGCGCGCTCCAGCCAAGACCCCGTCACCGGGTTTCCGGTCTGGCCACCAGTGCCGCTAGCCCCGGACGGATCGGTTGCCGCAGACAACGCTGTCCACGTCGCCTCCTGACCGCCACAGGTGCCAACCACGATCAGGTCTGAAGCAAAACCCGTAGTGACGCCTGCGCCGGAAACAGCTGTCGTGTTCGTCGCTGTGGTCCAAGCCGTATGGACGTCCAAAGGGCTCGGATCGTTGTTGCGATAAGCAACGACATAGCCTAGCGCAACACTGGGTGCAGTCGGGTGCGTAAAAGTAAAGCTTGGCGCCGAGGCGCCCCGCACGCAGTACGCCATCATGCCGGATGCTGCGGCACTCGACGTCGTGAGCGTGTTATTGTTCTTTGCCTCAGCGACCAGCGACCAGCCAGATGGCAAGGTGATCGATGTCGTGGAAGCAATACGCGATGAAATCACAGCAACGAGCAAGTCGCCCTGCTGCACACCTGCGGGTTCGCTCAGCGTGTGCGTTGCTGCTGTAACTGATACGACACTTGTGACGCCGACAAAGGCCCACGTCGGCGCCCCGCCGCTCGGCGTGTAGGTGATCGCGAGCAGACCCTGCGCGCCTGCGCCGGAAGTGCCGAGACCCGAACTGCCGGAGCCCGATGCGCCGCCACCACCGCCGTACAGACCACCGGTGCCGCCTTGACCGTTGGTGCCGCCTGCGGTGTTGCCGCCACCCGATCCGCCGCCACCGCCGGAGCCGTGCGACGAATCGTATTCCTTGCCGGCGCCGCCGTCGCCACCGCGCCCGGCTGCCGTGCCCGACGAAGTACTACCAGAGCCACCGCCGCCGCCTGATCCATTGCTGCCCGCGTTCGCGGCTGTCGGCGCCGTATTGGTGGTGCCGCCCGATGCGCCGGTCTGATTGCCGGTCGAGATCGACGCACCGCCTTGGGTGCCAACTTGCCCGCCCGTGGTGGCGCCGCCTGCACCGCCGCCGCCATTGGCGCCGCCGCCAGCTGAGCCGCCGTACGGACCGTTCTGCGAATCAGCGCCACCCGTGCCGCCCGCGCCGCCCGGACCGGCTGCGCCGCCAGCGCCGGGACCGGCGTACGATGTATCATTTTCAGCGCCGGCATTGCCGCCCGCGCGCGTCGTGGTGCCAACTGCGCCGGTGACCGAACCGCCGGCCGTGCCAGTCCCGCTGCCGACGAGGCCGCCACTGCCGGGATTGGCTAAGACGCCTTGCGCGGTCGTCGCAGGCGCGGTGCCGCCACCGTCGATGCGTGCCCATGTCGCGGTGCCCGCCGCGCCGGCCGTGTTGGTGGTCGATTTCGCCGCGCCGCCTTGACCGATTTGCACGGTCTGCGCCGACGACCACGCGACGTTGACGATCTGCGACCAACCACCACCGCCACCAGCATTCGGCTGCACGCCACCACTGGCAACTGCGCCCGAACCACCACCGCCGATAACGTCCCAGGTCGAGCCCGTGGCCTGATAATCACCGGGCGGTGCGCCGGTCGTCGTGCCACTGACAACAAAAACATAAGTAGCCATCGTGGCTACTCGTTATGTGGCATCATTCGCGGCCGACGTCCGGTGACGCGCTCAACTTCGTCGATGCATTCCTGCAAACCGTACAGCGGCCGGGCGTTTCCTGCTTCATCGATCACGATCGGAAAGCGCTTGTGATCCGCTTCGACGCGGCCCCATCGCTCATGATTGCCGGACTCACACGGATGCTGGACGATCTGCGTATCGTCCTCCGGATGAATAATCCTCCTGATTTCGTGGGTCTCTAGATCGTAATCGATCAGCACCAGCGTTTGAGCCATTGGGACACTCCATTCATTTCCCCAACAGCTTGCGCATCGTCGTGGCGCGCGCCTCTTTCATCCGCAGCTTGATATGCGGAATGTCGTCCTTGCGGCCGTCGGCGTAGGCTTCGAGCACCGCGTGCTCCATCGCGCTGCGCACATGCGGCACCACCGGCGCCGTCAGATCGGATATCCCCTTCACCGAGATGCCGACCGAACTTGCGACTTGCGGATACATCCGCTCGGCTGCCGGCTTCTCGTGATCCGGCAGCAATGACATCACGCCGTGATCGAGGCACCAACGATGGCTGTAATAACGCTGACGTGGTGTCATCCACGTTGCGGTTGTCCTTGCCATGTGCAATGTGCAAGCGGCCTCGTAATTACTTCTCGGCTGCGGCATGTTGGGCGCAATAAGATGCCAGAGTGAACGGGCGCCATCGACATCCATCTCTTCGAGGCATTCTCGCATAGCCTTGCAACTATCCATGATTCATTTACTTTCACAGGTTGACAGGGCTGCTGAGCACACCTAGCTGCAAAGCTCTTAGGCATGGTTTGGCGGGACGTGTCACGGCGTGCCCCCGGCGAGGCCAAGCAGGGTATTGGCAGGCTTGGCTCAAGGTGATCGCCGTCGCAAATGACGGCATCACGTCAACCCAGCCACATCGCCAGAACATAAACGATCAGCCCGACGACAATCATGAAGACGATCGCCTTCATGATCTCCCGGTTTTCACGCTGCATCCTAGTCAAGCGTGATCGTCGTCGCCGTCGAGAGGCTCGGCGTGACACCGCTGCCGCACACGATATTAGGTGTTACTGTACCGCTCCACAAAATCGGCGAAGCGCCGCCGCCGGACTTGCCGGTCGAGAAGAACGATGCAGTGCCGGAGCCGCCGGTGCCGGCCGGGAAGTTGATCGCGGCGACCGGACTGACGCTGTTGGCGGTCACCGTCCAGCCGCCCGAGGTGCGCGCGACGTTGACCCGCGCATAGGACGAATAGCCGATCTCGGACGTATTCTGCGCGCCGGCGTCACCGGGGTCTGCGGTGTGCAACGCGCAAATGATGTTGGTCTCCGGCGACGTCGAAGCATTGTTGGCGTAGTTCGCCCAGGTGGTAGCGTTGAAAATCAGCAAGAGAATAGCGTTTTCGGTAGCGTCAGCTATCGACATGGTAACAACTCCTGTGTTGGCTTCCGGTGAGTTTGTTCAGCCTTCGATGCGGGCGCGCACGAAGCAGTCCTTGGCTTCGAGCAGCTTGCGCAAGCCGGCCGTCAGTTCGGGATTGTCCGGCAACAGCTTCGCCATGTGCTCGGCCAGCTCGCAGCACGGCTTGCTGATTTCTTGATAGGCCGGCGGCAGATGCGTGTAGGCGAAATGCTTCAGCCGTCGATCGTCAGTGCGCTGAGTCATCGGCCCAGCTCCGTTTCTTGTTTCAGGGGTTTGTGCTAATGTCTGCTTGTCGCCTAATCGCGACGACGCTCTGGCTGTCGCAAGACGGCTGTTAAGCTCTTGTCCGACTTCACGTGCGGACTAAGTCGCGATTAGACGCGCTACAGTTGGATTTCTTCGCAATTTAGACCTTCCCAGCGAATCCGCACCTGCCCATCGCGGGTGTTGGCCTCGAAGCCGCCCTTGATCACCGCGTTGTGCAGCACGTACTCGTAAGTGTTGGCGCATTGCGCGATCACCGTGGAATCGGTCTGCGTCAACAGCGTCTCAAGACTGAAGCCGGGGATCGTGGAGAAATCACCTTCCACGTAAGGCACGCGCGGCAATTCCTGGTAACCGTGAACGCCGTCCTGGCCGGCGATCATGGTGCGCTCGACCGGTGACGGAGACACGGTCAAATTGCCGCGCAATGCGTATTGCTGACCATCGACCGACACAAAGGCGGTCCCTGCGAAGCGTGTCGCCACTTTATCCTCCTGCTATTTGAGAAATGCTTATGGGTTGCCCGACGCGGCGTTGAACGGCGGCGATGCCGGTCCGATGATAGCGGTGTCTACGCCACGATCGTACTGCAGACGGAATTGCGCCAGCACGGCGAAGATGCGCAGTTGATTGACCAAATCGGGCGGGTACAGCACGTTGACGCGGTTCGGATTGTCGGGATCGCGCTCGACAATCAGATGCGCCTTGAAATTGGTCAGGTCTTCGACCAGCCCGGAGAACATGTCCTGACTGTACTGCGCGACCAGCTCGCCCTTGATGATACCCGGCGTCACGATCGCCTGACCCGGTCCGAACTTGGTGCCGTCATTGGCCAGCTTGTGCCGCGGATACTTGCTGGTGATCGCCTGCCGCTGATTGCGCAGCAGCTTGGCCAGCGTCGCCAGCGTGGTGACCAGCTCATAAGCATCGTCCGGCTGGCCGTAGAGATTGAGCTGATAAGTCGTGTTCTCTCGCGCAATCATCGGCTGACCATCACCGCCGATCTTCTGGATCGCGAACCCGGTTGACGCCAGCGAGTTCAATTCGGAGAACTTGAACCGGTTGTTGATCGTCGCGGCCTTGATCTCGTTCAAAGTCAGCGCCTGCAACGGTCGCGCCGGATCATTGATCAAAGCGCGCTGCGCCTTGGCCACATAAGCCGCCGTCCATTCGAACACCGGCGACGGCGCCTTGACTTCGACCGCCATGATCGACTCGACACCGGAGTTCACCGTGCCGCCGAACGTGATCAGATTGGAATAGGTGTCGCGCTTGGCCGAGAACACATGGCCGAACAATTGCCGCTGCCAACCCCAGCGTCCAGTATCTGTGAAACCGTATTCCTGGTTCCACGCCGCCAACGACGTCGAATCGGTGTACGGCATCGCGACATACTCGAACGGTTCTTCACCCATGTTGAGGATTGCATTGGTAAAGATCGGCGTGCCGGTGCCGCCGGCCAACTGACCGGTCGCCGGCAGCGTCACGGCGAGCCCGGGCGGTGTGATTTCACCGCCGCGCGTGCCGTAGTAGTTCATTTGCACCGTGATGTCGTTGCCGAGAATGCCCTTCCACAGACAAGTCAACGTCACCACGCCAACCGCCGCCGACGCAGTCACCGGCAACTCATCCATCGCGTTGATCGCCGCTGCGGTTGCCGCCGCCATCGTGGTCACGGTGTCCGTCGTCGCCACGTTAACCGGCACATGCACGCCGCCGATATAGAAATCGACAGTGCCGGCTGCGGTCGGTGGCGTCGTGAACGTGATCGTGCCGCTCGCCGCGACACCGCCGATCGGTTCGGCCACCGGCAAGCCCCATACCTCGTTGGCGAAATTGTTGGCGTAGAACGCAGTGAACATCCGGGACAGTTCGCTGCCCTGACCGAACGCAGCGTCGGCTTGCGCCTGACTGCCGATCGGCAGCGGAATATCTGCCGGCGCCGCGCCTGCGGTGGTCTTGATACCAACCAACAGTGCGCGTAGATTGATACTTGGCAGACCCGCCATCGAAGGGTCCACTTCGACCCAATACAATGGGACCTTTATGTTGGCAGGAATGTTGGCAAATGAGACAGGCATGTTAGCCCTCCAAAGAAGTTAGAGTTGTCAGGTGGTGGGCTCACCGCCCTGTGCTGATCCTTGACTGCTGTGCGTCTCGGCGTGCCCTTGCGATGCTTCAGGCTGCGGTTGCGGCTGCGTGCCAGCTTCCTGTCCGGCCGGCTTTTCCTCCAACGTGATATCGCCGTCGCGCAAACGCATCTGCGTGAAGCTGTCATTGGGCCACTCGGCACTGCCCTCGGCGCGAAAACCGATTTTGTTGGACGGATGCCGCAGATGCTTGCGCATCAGATCATTGGCCGGCAGCACGCGCACCGGCGGCAAGCCGGCCGTTTCACGCACCCGCTTCACACGCTCAGCCTTGCGCTGCTCGCGCTCTGCCAATCCAGCATTCATCTGTTCGTCCACCATGACCACCTCCTGATGTTGTTAGACGCCTTGCGCCCGGCCGATGCTGGTCGCGCGCCCAAAAGCCTTGCGTGTGACTGTCTGTTCGGTGAAATCGTAAACCAGCGTGACCTGCTCGACCGCCGCCTGCTCCTGCGCAGTGCCGCCGATCGGAAACGCCGTCGTCACTACAATCTGATCGAGATCGTCGAAACCGTACGGCGCCCAGATCGTCACGAACCGGAAGGTCAGACTGACCACGCGTTCCGCGACCGGCGTTTCGTTCTTGCTGCCGGAAAGACCATAACGCGGCTTCGACACCCGGCCACTCGTAAAGCCCTCGAACGCCGCCCCGGACGCGTTGTCGAACATGTTGGTCAAGTCGCTGTCGCGCAACAGCGTGCGCAGAATGAACCACGACACCGCATCAAGGTCTTTCAGAAGCTTGTCGCTGTCGTTGTTGCGCAGGATGATCTGAAAACCAATCTGCACACTGTGCGCGAACCGAACCGTTGTCTGGTTGATCGCGCTGTCCGGCGTCAGTGGTTCGTCGGTGAGAAACACCCCGAGAAACGGCACCTGATTCCACACCTCGACCGGCAGCGCCGACGAAATCCGCGCCACCGTGAAGTTGACAAAAAACGGATCATTCGACAGCCGATTGAACACCCAATCGAGCAGCACCCAGGCATAGCTTTGGGTGTCCAGGATCGTGCCGGTGTTGCCGGTGTCGATGTTTTCCGGAGGAAGCCGCATCAGCTCGCTGTGGGAATCACGAAGGTGTTCGATGGCGGCTCGTAGCGCCGGATCGTCAACGTCACTTCACCGCCACCATTCCACGCCGCATCGGTGATCTCGAAGGTGCCCGCCGCCGGAATGCTGTTCTCGGCCGGAATCTCGATCAAGTCGCCTTGCACCGGCATCACGCCGAACTCGGCTTCACGGATATCCAGAATGGTTTCCTGATCCGACATCACCACCATGCCGGCATCGGTCTGGATCGCGGTGCCGCGCGTTTCCAGAATGCCGCGAGCGACATAAGCCGGCTCGCCCGGCTGTGACTTGATCGGGTAGACCGTGATGCTGCGCCCGAAGATGTTCTGCGCCGGCAGATAGTTCGTCACCGAGAAATTTATCGCCATGTGATCTTTCCGTTGAGCAGCGTGGCCATGCGCGTATGCAGCATGTCGAGCAGCGCCTGACGCAGCACCGGATGCTGCAATTTCGTTTGACGACGCAGCACCGGCATCGCGGCGATCTGTCGCCGTGGCTTCGCCACCCGATGCGGATGCGTCTGCGCATAAGTGCGCGAACGCGGGAAAATCTCCGTGCTCGCCTGATCCTCTTCTACCTTGGTTTCCGGATATCTCCGGTGCATGTCCTCGACCTGCCAAGCGGTCAGCTCGTTCGGCATGTCGGTAGCCCCGAACGTGTCGAGCTTCTCGGTCATCGCATCGAACCGTTCGATGATCTTCTCGGTGCGCGCTTCGATGTTGAACATCAGACCGGGAACCGCATGTAGTGATACAGAATGCTGTCGAGCGCCTGCAGCGTCGGCGACTTGGCGCTGGCCGAGTGAATCAACAGCGCGTTCGGATCGAAGAACGCCACCCGGCTTTCCTTGTGCGAAATCTGACGAATGCCGGCGGTCTGCATCTGCACCATGCGAATCCGTTCCTCACGGATCAACAGCACCACCGCGCGTTTCAGTGGAAATGGGCAGTCGTCCGGCAACGCGTAGCCGCCCTTGTAGTGCACCACGACCGGATGCGTCCAACTCACCGGCTCGGCGCCGCCGACACTGATATTGGACAGCTTGCCGGAGTTCTCGGCAAGCTCGTACTGATCTGGCGTCAGCATCACACCGGCGTCCGACACGCTGATGAGATCGGCTTGCTTGACCGGATAATGCGACAGATGAATCCGGCCGTTCTGCGTATCGCGCCATGTCTCTTGCACTTCCTCATAGCCGATCGTCACCGTCGGATGCCGGTTGAGTCGCTCGGCGATCTCTTCGGAAAACACGTCGATCAAGCTTGCGATCAGCGCATCTTGCGAGGTGTCGCCCGCAGTGATGCCCAGCCACATCTTGGCTTCGTCAAGCGTCAACAGATCAGTGCCGGTGGCCGGCACCAGAACCTTGACCGTGTATTCAGCCATCGGTGTCTTTCTGGAATTGCTCGAAGTAACCGCGCAGCTCCAAGGTCGGACCACGCTTGCCATCGGCCATCAGCGGCACGGCAACGAAGTTTTTCCAGTCATGGGTCCAGCCCTTGAACACCACCTCGCCGGGCTCGCCTTTCGCTCCCGGTGCGCCGGGCTCGCCGCGTTCGCCCTTCTCGCCGGCAACGCCGCGCTGGCCTTGCCGCGCCATCAATTGCCAGCCGTCGCCCGGCAGCTCGCCCGGATCGTCTTTCCTGGCGATGAAACTGCCGCCGTTGCTGACAACGATGTCGAGCGCCTGATAGCTGGCCGTTGGATCATAGGTGCCGCGCACATGCGGCGACCGTGCATCGACGCCGCCGCTGGCGATGCAAATCCAATCGTGATTACGGCCCGGCTGCCGGCTGGTGTCTTTCAGCGCCTGATACGATCCGCGCTCGTGGCTCACCACGTCGCCGGCATAATACACGACGTCGGCTTGCCACTGCTTGACCGGCGGCAAACGCCCCGGCGCGCCGTCGGCGCCACGTGCGCCATCGGCGCCGCGCGCTCCGTCAGCTCCGTCACGCCCAGGTAGACCCGGCTCGCCGCGCGGACCAGCCGGACCTGTCGGACCATGCGCGCCCGGTGCGCCGCGTACTCCGTCAACTCCGTCACGCCCCGGCTTGCCCTGTTCACCGCGTGGACCGACCGGACCTGTCGGACCATGCGCGCCCGGTGCGCCGCGCTCACCACGTTCGCCTGCAGGCCCTTGCGGACCGATCACGATATCGCCGGGATCGCCCTTGGCGCCGCGCTCACCGCGCTCACCGCGCTCGCCCATAGGTCCGCGCAGACCCATCGGGCCGATATCGCCCGGTGCGCCGGACTCGCCCGGTGGTCCGCTTGGACCGACCGAGCCTGCCGGACCTGCCGGGCCATCCGCACCCGGTGCACCGGGCTCGCCCGGTTCGCCGCGCGGGCCTTGCCCGCCGACCGGACCCATTGCGCCCGGCTGACCGCGCAGACCTTCCCGCCCGGTCTCGCCGCGCTCACCACGCGGACCGGAAGGCCCGCACGGGCCTTCGGGTCCGATGATGGTCAGTCCGTCGCTGCCGTCCTCGCCCGCTTCGCCTTTTTCGCCTTTTTCGCCTTGCCGCCCGGGCGTACCCGCTTCACCGCGCGGTCCTTGTTCGCCGCGCTCGCCCTTTTCGCCTTGCTCGCCTTTTTCGCCTTGCTCGCCTTTTTCGCCATGTTCGCCTCTTTCTCCTGGTTCGCCCCGCTCGCCCCGATCACCTTTTTCGCCCGTCTCCCCGACAGTACCAACGTCACCGCGCTCGCCCTTCTCGCCGCGCTCGCCCTGCGATCCTTGCGGCCCGGGCGCACCTACAGCACCGCGTTCACCCTTTTCGCCGCGTTCACCGGCATAGCCTTGCGGCCCTGTTAACCCGATGCCACCCGGATCACCTTTCTCGCCGCGCTCGCCGCGCTCACCCTTCTCGCCGGGCGCACCATCGCGCAAGTTGGACAAGCGATCTTTTATCATGACTTCGGCATCGGACAACTTCTGATGCACCAATGCTTCAAGCTTGCGCTCCAACTCGAACGTGCGCGTCGCCAGCTCGGTGACGAGCTGCATCGATTGCGTCTTCAGCTCGGCGATGATCTGCGCGGATCGCGCTTCCGACAATTCGCGACTGCGCTGCCAATTGGCGCGCTCTTCCGCCAGCGTTTCGCCGAGAATCTTGCGCCACGCATCAAGTAGGATGTCGGTAGACTCTGGCGGCGGCAGCAAAAATTCGTCGGCTTTCCCGTTCGATTGAGGCTGCATCGTCATAACTGTCGGCTTTCGAAGATGGTTGAGACGAAACGATCGGCACGCCTCCCGCAGGCGGCTGGCCGCCGGCCGGCGGCGCGGGCGGCGGATGCGGCCCCGTCGCGCCGCCTGCGCCCGGTTGAATGGCTGAAGCCGCGCTCAACGGCACCACTTGTTGCTGCACGCGCGGCTCGTCGCCGAACGGCACACTATCCAAATCCTCTTCGTTGCGCGCTTCGTTGGGCGAGTAGATGCCGCCCATGACGCCTTCCTTCAACGCCTCGATGCGATCCTTGGCCGCCGAGCGCAGCAACGCCTTGGTTGATAGCTCGGTGTACTCATCCGGCTGGCCCTTGAGCTGAAACAGCCGATCGAACGCCTGCTCGACATGGTTGAGCGCAAATCCCAGACCGGTCGAAATCCAGAACTGCATCAGCGCTTCGGTCGATCCGAAGGTCGCGCCGCCGAGCCCGAGCACCGCCAAAGGTACGCGAAACACCAGCGCGATATTCTCTTTCGAGAATTTCAACAGTTCGGCGAGCTGCGCATCGCGACCGACCGACGCCCATGGCATCACCTTCAGGCCGTGAGTCAACACCGGCGTCTTGCCCTGCGCCATCGCACGCGACCGCTCATCCCAGCGATCCTGCAACGCCACTACCTGATCGGCGTCGAGATCGAGATCAGTGGTCAGCACCGCCGATGGCCGCGCCTGATTCAGATAAAACTGAATCTGTTGCGACATCACCGCATCCGTTGTCGCCATGTCCGCTGCGGCCGACAGCAACGGCGTCTGGCCCCACAGCGGAAACGGGTATCGCCGGTCGGCGTGCAAGCGGATGTGCAGAACGTCCCGCTGCGGCACCAAGAGCGGGTATTCGTCGAGCATCATTTTCTCGATCACGGCGTTACCGGCTAACCGGTAGAACACATCACCGGTAGTCGCGACGACCGGCTTGCACAGCCGTGTGTCCATCAAATGCAATTCTGAAACTTCGAAACGGTCATTGCGCAGCGCCAGCGCGTACGCATTGCCGTCGAGATAGACCTGCCGCACCGCATTGAGCATGAAATCGGACGGCGTCTGGTAAGCGTTAGGCTTCTTCAGGATGCGCGACAGCGCCGAATTGGCGACACGCTCGCGTCCGCCCTTGGGTTTCTTGCGCCAGTGATCGCCGGGGCACATCGCGATGGTCTGCGAGTAGGCCGATATGCACGCTTCCACCATCGCCGATCGCGTGCCATACGGATTCGGGTCCTGCCCGAGCTGCCACCAGTTGGTCGGACTGCCGTCCGGCAGCCAGCCGCCCGTAACGGGTAGACTGTACGGCCCTGGTCGCGGCGCGCCTTCGACCGCCTTGGTAAGCGTGCGCAATCCACGCGCGAGCAACTCGCGAGCGCCCATGACATGCCGGACCTTTGCGCTGGAGACAACGGTCCCGGCAAAGACCGGGGCCGTTTGGTTGTTGTTAGCTCGATGATGCCGGCTTTGACGGCTGATGCGCCGGACGCGCCTGCGTTTGCCGCGTCTGATAGCTGCCGCCGCGTTGCGCTTCGAACTGCCGACGCTGTTCCTCGTTCGGATCAGGATCGGAGCCGTCATGCTCGTGCTCGACACCGATAAAAGATTCGCCGAGCATGGCGCGATCGTTCTCGTCCTGCGTCGGCGTCGGTTTGCCCTTGGTGCGTTCGGCGAACTGCCGATAGGATTCGGCACGCGCCTCGCGGTTCGCCTCCAGCTCGCGCCGTGCGTTTTCACTCAAATGCTGTTCAGCCATGATGATCTCCGTTGTTCGGGAAAAAGGGGCGGAAGCCCATTTGCTGTCACTTCCGCCCAGACGCCCCGTGTCGGTCAAGGACTCCGTCACCACGAGGAACGCGACATCTCAACGCCGGCACCTATGCATAAGTGCCGACGTTCATAATTTTCATTTCGGGAAGTTGAGAATGTATCCCTTATGCAAACGCGCGACTTCATCGTAGGCACGCGCTGCTTTCTTTTCCCGGTCGAACAGACCGATGTGATGTAGCTTGCCGTCAATCGTGATACGAGCACGCCAGCCTTCGGTGACACTGTTATTGGACACCCAATAATCAACACCACGAAATCGACTGCTCGTATCTTTTTGTTTTCGACGGTTGCGAATCTGCGCCGTCCCGTCATCGGTCCATTCGCAATTATCAAGTTGATAATTGCCATCGTTGTTTATGCGACTGATCTCAGACTGATCGTTCGGTCGCTCCCCCATATCTTCGAGGAAATTCTCGAACTTTTGCCACCGCTTGCAAACACGAATGCCGCGTCCACCATAGTTCACATAGGCTTTGTGGCTCAGATTTTCGCAACGATTCTTCATCGCTAGCCATGTCGTATAAGTCAGTGTCTTTGACATCCCATGTGTGCGACGATTACCCAAGGATGCGATATGCAAACATCCACACGAAAGTGTTGGACGTTTTTTCTTGCGCAACGCGTTGAGCTTAACCGTCGTGGTGTTTCCGCATTCACATTTGAGCTTGAAAGCCCGGTAATGACCAATCTTAGCAACCTCTCGGATCACCGTAAGTTTTCCGAATTTGTCGCCTTTCTCGATTGTCAATTGGCGCATTGGATACCCTCTGTTTTTAAGTTGACAGAGGGCACCCTATCAGTATGATACCAGTAAAGTAAAGTCTACCATGTCACATTCTGGGTCCAACTGACCATGCCGCTGCGGCGGAACGCCCAGTTCACCGGGAAGACCATGCGCAGCGCGAGGCTGTCGGTCTGGAACAGCGAGCGCTGCGGCGACGCCACGACACCGGGCGATCCGGACACCAGATCGAGCGGATTGGTGTCTTCCATGTGCAACGTCGCCTGATCCGAGATGTCGAAGCGCACGTTGTCGCCTTGCATGACGACAAAATCCGCCGCGTCGGTCAGGATCACCGTCTTGGCCGTCACCGTGGCCGAGTCGATGATCGGGATATTGTTCAGCGTGCCGCGACCGATCTCGTCGCGGAACGGGAACGTGCCAGTGTTGGCGGCAAACACCAACGAGGCCGACAGCATGTCCACCGGGTTCATCAGCCATACCGGGGAACGAACATTGCCCTTAGTCGCCGTGACCAGCGAACCAAGCAGAGCCTTGATATCGCCGACCACCGCCGCAACACCGCCGCCGGCCGTCGCCGTCGTCGCACCGACACCGTTCAGGAGACCAGCCGGACGGATCGTGGTCGCCGCATTGGCGTCGAGTAGAACCGAATCCAGCGAGATCGCAGTGTCCTGCTGGATGGCTTCACGCAGCACGCCCTCGATCGCGGGAATGCTGTGGTCGCCCATCTCGCGAGTCCAAGTCGTGATCACGCCCATCTTTTTCGGCGTGAAGGTCTGGCTGGTGAACGCACCTTGCCGCACCGGGATCGCCATGCCTTCACCGACGAACGAGCCGGCGATCGACGGCGTTGCCGAGCGCGTCGGCAGCAGAATCTTGCCGGCGTTGCCGAAGCTCAGCGTCATGCCCTTGGCAGAGAACCGCGGAAACACCGACTGCGGCAACAGCAGCGCCATCATGTCAGCGTAGATTTGATGCACCAGCTCCTGCGCCCAGCCGGCCACCGTCGTCATGGCCGGTGCTGCGGCTGCGCGCATGGTCCAGTCGAGCACCGTCTTGTGCGCGTCGTCGTTGCCGTAGATGCGCGTCATCTCGAAGTGCGGCGACGTTCCGCAGATTTTCGCCAGCGCGTGGCAAACACCTGCGTGCACGAGGTAGTCGATCGGTTCCCAGTCCTTTTTCGACTGCCTGAGAATTGCCGGACTGACGATCTCCGGGTCTCTGCTCATCGATGTCGTCGCCAGCGCGCGTTGCCGCCGCTGATCGACAACAGAATCCACCGACGCGGCGAGATTCTTTTCGGACTCGATCAACCCCGCAAGGTTGTTACGCATCTGCGTGATTCTTGCGTTGTAATCGTTGGTCTTCTGCATATCAGCATCGCTGACATTGGTGTCGTCCATCTTATCGAGATGCGCCTGCAATCCTTCTTGCAGGTTCGCGATCTGCTGCTGCAGATCGATAATGCGTTGTGACAGTTGAACTTCGGGCATAATCCTGCCCCTTCGATCATGAGACGTGTTGCCGTGCTTGGCAGTGAAGTCCCGCGTCCTGACGTCCTCTCTGTTGCCGTGCTTGGCGAAGACGACGTCGATTGTTGCGGAGCTGACCCCCAGCGATTTGGCAATCGCCAAGGCATTCGGGTTCGCCGGCACGCTGACCAGCGAAGTTTCGATCAATTCCTGCTTAAGAAAACGCATGCCGCCGAACGAACCGGCTTTCTTGTCGAGCGGCTCACTTTCAAGCGGATGAAAACCGACCGAGACCGAACACAGAATCCCGGCCTCGACCAACCGTCGAATTTCGTCGATCCGCGGTGAAGTGCCCTCCGGTGCCAGTTGCAAATAGCCGCGCAGCGCGCCTTTCTCAGCGCGCAGATTTTTCCATCGGCCGATCGGGAAATCAGCCCTGTGATTGAACAGACAAACCGGATTCTTGTGGAAGTTCTCCAGCTCCCAGCCGCTCGCCGAGATCACATCACCCATGCGATCAACGGTTTCGTCAGACATGACGAACTCCATTTCCTGCACGGTGCCGCTGTGGGTCTTGTGATACAGTGGCTTATGCTCGACGCGCTGCACCGGCGGCTTTGCGCCGCGTTCCTCGTTCCAGCGCATTGCGCATTCGTCTTCGTCGCCGCCTTCATCGATACAATCGGCCATAAACTCTTCGTGCTCATCGTCGTCATAGTCGTTCGGATCGCACGACTTCTTCGGCGGCTCACCGCCATGCGCATCACGCCACGCGCTCATGCAGATCGCGACCTTCTGATCCTGCGGACGCTCGGTGTCGCTCTGGCCAAGCTCATGCATGCAGCGACCCATGAAATCGCTTTGGCTCTCGCCCTTGTGCGGCTTGATCGGCATGAGCTTCTCCTATAGCTGAACCAACAAAATCGCCGTGACCACCACAACGGCGATCACAACGATCAGAATCCAGGTTTGTTTGGAAACGTTGTCTAGCGGGCCGAACACCATCGTTCACTCACATCGCGACCCCCCGGGCTCACAATGCTGGTGTCTTACTTGCCTGTCTTCTTCGGTGGGACTGGCGCGTGCAATGCCTCGATCTCGGCGTCGGTTAAACCGATCTCACGCGCGACCTTGTCGCTGATCTTCTGCGCGGCTGCGTGGTCGCCCTCAGCGAGAATCGGCGTGTGCAATGTCTCATCATGCCGCTTGCCCTTGTCGCGGTAGTACAATTCTTTTTCAGGCTTCGGCATCGCTCAAGCGGCCTTCTTTTTGCCGACGTAGGCGTTGAAACGATCCATGGTGTCCTTGTCCTTGAGATCAAGCACACCGGACCAAGTGGTATTGAGCAGCAAATCCTTGCCCGCCGGTGAATCGGCGATCGCCCACAGCGCCTTCGGATTATTGCTATCGGTCAATTTCAACAGCGCACTGCGCTGTGTGTCATCCGCTACTTCGACCGGCTCGACATCCTCGTCGTCATCGAGCGGATATTCCGGCAACTCGCTGTTGCGTTCGGCCCAGGCGTACTTGTCGCGATCGCTCATCGAATCCCAGTACTCGCCCATGGACTCGCGAATGTAGTGATCATCCGGCGTATAATCAGCGTTGTCGGCGTCGGTTTCAGCCTGTTCGTTGAACGCCTCAGTAAGCACACTAACGATTTTGTCGCGTGTGTCATCGCTAAGCGCAGGCGCTACCTCGATGCCGGGCAGCGTCCCCTGTCCAGGCTGCAAATCAGGAAGCTGCTTGTCGTCGATCTCGATGTCAGGATCGTCACGACCCTCGCCATAGCGCGACGAGTAATCGTCTATCGTCACCGCGTTAAGCAATTCCTCGTTGGTGTAGGGAATGCTCTTGCCTTCGTCGTCGAGCCCTTCGCGCCACGTCTTGAGCGCGGCCACGGCCCATTTGTCGGTTGGATCGAAATTGTCGGCGAGCTGGCGCTTGGCATCTTCCATCGCCTGCCCGCTCTCGCGGTAGTTCTGCTCTTCGGATTGAACGAACTCGTCGCGCACCGACTCCATCCATGCCCGCTCGATCCGGCTTTGATCGTCGTTACCGATCGCATCCCACTCTTCTGGCGTATAACCCGAACCTGACGCGCGATGGCTGGCGCGATCACCGTTGTCGTTCAGCTTGTCGGCGATCGCGCCGCGCAATGAATCCCATGAACTGCGCGTCGGCACGTAGCCGTATTTCGCCCAGGCGTAGCCGCCGACATCGAGATTGGCCGACACCGTAACCTTGTCGAGACCGAGCTTCTGATACATCTCGACGTTGGCTTTAAGCAGCGTCTTGCCGATGTTCTGGCCACCTTTTCCGTGCTGCGCTGCGCGTTTGACTTCAAAGTAAGCGGAATAGGCCCGGTTCTGGCCAGGAAAAACATAACGCGTATAATCCGCGATCGTGCTGCCGTTGTCGTCCTTGATCTGGCCGTCGATATCGATTCGGTCTTCGCGTTCGTCGTAACCAACTTTCATCGTGCCGTTGAGGCCACCGAGAAATTCCTGCTTGAACTCGGCCGGCGCCTCGCCGATCTTATCATTCCAGCGCTCTAGAAATTTTTGCGCCTTGGCGTCGTCGGCCGCCGTACTGGCATCGATACGCACGCCGTCCTTCTGGAAATCGGCGAGCTTCTCGACCTTTTTCTTGCCTTGACCGCCTTCCTTGCCGCCACCGCCGACCGGCTTGCTCGACCCGGCGTCATCACTGCCGCCGCCATCGGTCCAGCGACCCTGCTCATCACGCGGTTCGTTCGGATCAAACTTCTGCCCGACCGGCGTGAGCCATTCCGTGTCGTCGGTCTCTTCCGTGATGCGAGCGCCGAGCCTGTCTTCGCTCATACTTCCCTCATCGTGACTTCTTTGTACTTCACACCATTGGTCGCTTCCGTCATATCGGCGACATTGATCGCCTGAAAAGTAGTGTGCGGCATCAGCACGACTTCTTTCTCGACGCCGCGATCGATATCCGACGGCACCTGATGTCCACTCATCTGATCCATCTTGAAAACCACGGCCGTATAGCCTTTTTTCAGCTCACCGGTCGTCGGGCTCAGCACGTCATTTACAGCAAATTCCGCAGCCTTTGCACCATCAGTCGATGACGATGACAGCTTGGAGATATCGAACGTCTTGCCGATGATGTCTTCGATGCTCCCGACCTTGATCGAACCGATCTTGCCTTTGTAGAACGATGTGCCGCGATAAACCGTGCCCTCGTACTTGGGCAGCTTGGCCATGATCGCGATCATCTTCGGGTCTTTGCGCATCTTGCTGTAGGCCGCCGATTTCGGCTCGCCCATTGTCCAATCATCGAGCTTGTCGTGCTCGGCTGGCGACAATCCGTATCCCGGAGGTTCAGGTTGTAGTTGAGCCGGTTCTGCTGCCGCTGCCGGCGACGCCGCCGGCTTCTTCGGCGCCGCCGGCTTGTCACTGCCGCCGGTCGGCGCGAACTGACCACCACCCTGCCCGGCCGGCTGATGCGGATGCAGCGCGTCGTCAAACTCGCGCGCAATCGGCACCGTGATCCGAATGTTCTCGATGCCACGCGCGAGATGGCCATTGGCTGTAAGAAACTGCCCCGCAATCAGGACGAACTTCTGGTAGGTCGTCACGTCCAGTAACCGCTGCGCCTCGCGCAGCGTGACGAACTGATAACCCTTTGGCGCTTCGCTGGCCGGCTTCTTGCCGGCGCCGCCGGTCCACTTCTCGGCTTCTTCGAGCAACTTGGTGATCGAGATATCGACCCGCGCGATCTTGACTTCGCGGCCGTCATCTTCGAGATCGCCATCCTTGGCGTCGAGCCCGAGCTGACCAGCCCAGGTATGATGACCATCGAGAATGTAATCATCACGCGACACCACGAGACGTTTGTAGAAACCTTCCTGCTTGATCCGCGCCATCGCGGCAGCGACCTTAGTACCACTGATCTCGTTCTGTGTGGCACGAAGATTGCGCGCTTCCTCCTTGGTCTCTTCGATCTTGTAGCCAAGCTTCTTGAGATGCTTGATGAAGTCCTTGGTCTTGCCGGCGCGGATCACCGGCATCTCGACGCGCGGAATGCCAATCTGGTCGGCGCAAAACAAGTTGGTGCCCTTGACGCTGACGTTGCAGAGATTGAAGGTCGGCGCAGTTTCACCGTGCTCGGCCATCTCCGCGGCGGTCTCACCGAGCCGCTTGATCAAGGTCGATATCTGCTTGACCTGCGTCAGCTCGACCTTGCGATCCTCGAACAGCGCGCGCTGCGCGTCATAAACGTTCGAGGTGTGAATCACGCCCTGATGATCGACATAGGCGTTCTGGGAATAGCCCTTGCCCGGATGCTCGCGCCCCTTCTCGATCTCCTTCAGCGCCTTGTCCTGCTCGGCAACACCTTCCTCGTAACTCGACACGCGCTTGCCGTCGCCCGGCTTGTAGGGCGCGGCGTTTGCCGGATCGTGCACCATGAACACGACATCCGGCTTGCCGCCGTTGAATTTCTTGAACGTGTTCTTGTCCCAATCGGCCGGCTTGTACTCTTCGTTCCAGGGAATCCGCGCCACTGCGCGAAAGCCGTTGTCGCTGTAGATCGCCGGCAGCACCGTGTCGAACGCGTCGAGCTTGCGGCCACCGTGCTGCACCGCCAACGCCAAAATCGAATCACCGGCGCGCTTGGCCTTCGACTGACTGAATGCGGATACGATATCACCGTCCGGCTTGAGCGCGAAGCCGGCCTTGTCGTCGGGCGTCACGTAGGTCTTCATGCCGCGATAGTCAGCGGCATCGTAGGCATGCACCGACGCGCCGAACTTCAGGTTTTCTTTCGCCTTAATGATCGCATCGTGGAAACGCTGATTACCGTCCGCCGTCAGTTGATGAAATTCCAGCGGCGTGCGACCGGCTTTCTTGGCTGCGGTAACCGCAGCGCCAGTCGGCTTGTAGACCGCTGCGACATGCTTGTCTTTTTCACGTGAACTCGGCGGGCTGCTGGAATAGCTGTCGCTACCATCGCCGCCGCCATCGGTCCAACGGCCCTGCTCGTCGCGCGGCTCGCCGGACACATCGTGGCCAGCACCGCCGCCGCGCGAGACTACAGCCCGCCCATCTCCTGGACGTGCGCGATCGCTTCCGCCGCCGTCAGCTCCGGATGCTGCGCCAGAATCCGCTCGACCAGACTGCGGCCAGTCGCGTCGAGCTGATTCAACAACTTCTCGCGCTCTTCCGCCGTCTCGGTTGTTTGTTTGTTCTCGTCCATGCCTGTTATCTAGCATTGACCGCCCGCTATTGCAACTCCGGGAGAAGGCTTTTCTAGCTTTCGATCACGCCGCACAACTGTTCGACAGATCGCGCTTCCTTGCGAAACCTGCGGCCCGTCTTCGACAGCCACTCGTTGAAAGCCCGCTGCTCGTGCTCAACAAGAATGAAATACTCGTCTAGCACGATAACAGTACCGGAGACGATTCGGGGTGAGAGCTGCTCAAGTACACACCGAGCGCTGGAGTAGAGATCGCAATCAATATGAAGCAGCGCAACGTTGTTCGGATGAACCAGCAAAAACGGCTTGATCGTATGTTCGAACATCCCCACCACGAGCCCGACATTTTTTGGCACCTCTGGAATGTCGCAAGCGAAATGTCCGACCGGATACGACGCCCATGGTTCTGGCAAACCCTTGAACGAATCGAACCCGTAGATGGATCGCTCGCACAATGCTGGTGTTTCGGCTAAGCAACGAACAGTGCTTCCTGAAGCCACGCCGAACTCAAGCACCAGACCTTCAGTGGGTGTTATCGCCGCCGCGTGGCGCAGCACCTCGAACCTGTTTTGATACCAGATCAAACCGCACGTCCTCATCAACTGTTTTATCGTCGATCTCGTCGAGAAAACGATCGAGAAAATCTTCGCGTTGCCGCTGTCGTCGAATCAGACGGTTGCTGTTCATGATGGCTCCCCGGGATTCCCCAACCCCGTCACTCAAAGCAATTTCAGCACGCCGCTCCAATCACCCGGCGGCGCCTGCCTATAAATGCAAACGTTCTCGTACAACGGCGACAACCAGCGCCAGCTTGCCCAATGACCAAGCAACAGCGAAATCCGCGAATGACCGACAGCGCCCGCGAGGTGGACGGCGGCGGTGTCTACGGTGATGATCCGATCGCAACATGCCATCAGTCCCGCACAGTCGGCGAAATCCTCGAACGTGTAGTGCTCGACACCGAACGCCTGCGCTTCTTCAGCGCCCTGCTGCTGCACGCTGACCAGCGCGGCGTCAGGCAACGCCTTGCGCAACAATTCGAGCGGAACGGCGCGCGGGTAGTCGCCATCGTGCGTCCGGCCCGGCGTCCACGCCACGCCGATCGGCTTTTTGTGCCCAACCCGATCCTGCCACTTGCCGCGCAATTTCGTATCGACCGACAGATACGGCTGCAGTGGAATCGTCGCCGGTGTCTGCTGCAGCGTGTGCAGCAGGAACAGCAGCGAACAGAAATAATCCGCGTGCACGATCTCGCCGGTGACCTTCGCCAGCGGCGCCGCCAGCCGTTGCAGCTCCGGCGGCAACCACAACGTGACGTTGGAGCCCATCGCCTGAAGCACGCGCACATAGCGCAGCATCATGATCGAATCGCCGAACCCGTGATCGTGCACCAGCAGAATGCGCTTGCCGCGAAGGTCCTCGCCGCGCCAGCGCTTCAATCCCCATTCGAGGCACGTGCGATACTCCGGACGCATGTACGGCGACGTGTCGTACTCCATCGCGTACGCGTAGTCGTCGAAGCCTTCGCGCCAGCGTCCGAGTTCGAGCAGGATCATGCCGCGGTTGTAGCGCGCGGTTAGCGTCGGCACGAACGATATCGCGGTCTCGACGTGGGTCAGTGCCATGTCGAGCCTGCCGGCTCTCACGGCGCGCAGCGCCAAATCATAGCAGCGCGTGTAGCTGTCGATCAGCCCAGGCGTCGGTTGCTCCGGAATATCGCGATAGCCGATGATCTGACCCGCGCGTGTCACCGCGAGATTGCCGCCGAATGGAATCTCGACCGGATGCCCGTTGGCGGATTCCACGTTGAGCACCTGACCGTCCGCCGTCAGACCGCGCCAGCCTTTCGGCGTGTGCTCGACCACGACCACCGGCGGCAGCGATGGCGGCTCGAACTGCGCGAAATGCTTCATGGTGATCACTTCCAGGCCGGCGTCAGCCACGCCACGCCGCGCGCATCGCGCAAAAGCCAAGATACTGGCCAGTGCATTTTCACTGCAATCGAATCGGTTTGATACATCTCTTTTCGCGCGCCGGCCGAAGGCGACGCCGATGGCGCCGTGTCCATATGCAAAACACCGGCCTTTGCTGCCTCGATGACCGGCTCCGTGCCGAGCGCAGCCGCGATCGCCTGTGGTGCAATCGCGATCAGGTCATTGCCGACGAAGCTGGACGCCACCGGATAAACCGATAACTGTGCGCCACCGCCGACCCGCATGGAAAAGGTTATCGCGCGGCCGGGACCCGCAACCAGAACAAACGGGCCGGCACCGCCGACTTGACCGACCGCGTTGAACAGCGTTGCCATGTCCTCGAACACCGCTGCGAACGGATCGGTGTTGACGCTTGCCGTCAAAGCACCAATGCCGTTGCGCAAGCCAGCCGGCGCTGCTGATGTCGCGGCGGCGCTGGAAAACAGCACGGCATCGAGCGCCAAACCGGCTGCACGTCCCAGCGCGTTGCCGATCAGCGCTTCGGCGTTGCTCGATTCAACCATTTCTCTTGTCAAAACCGCGATGCTGGCGAGCTTGGTAAACGGAATCGATCCTGGCGTCGTCGCAAGATTGTGCACCGGGATCGGATCACCTTCAGCGACAAACGAAGCGCCGGTAGCGTCAACCACCAGACCCGGCACCAAAAAGCCGTTGCGATCCAACGCCAGCATCAAGCAGCGCCGCAGCACTTCGGCGCCGGCCGATACGCCACTCATGATCGAGATCGCGTCACTGACCAACCGCTGTGTCAGCTCGGCAGCCCAACCGGCTACGCCCGTCATGGCCGGCGCGCTCGATGCGCGTTCCAAAATCTCGGCTGTGATTCTGTCGCTCGGCCACATTCCGGTGGCGACCGAGATCGGTGCCATGTTGCGCAACTGGCCAATCACCTTGGCGGTCAGCATGCGCACAAAACAGTTGCCTTGTGAGACAGGCAGCGGATTGCGTCGAAAACCACGCTCCGGTGGCGCCGTGTGCTCGATCACGTGGCGATTCATTTGAATTTTCTCCTGTAACCTCTTTTTCGAAGACGTCGATTATTGGCCTGCTCTGCTGGCGTAGCCCAGCGAACATTGCCCGGTTTGTAATCGCCGTTTTGATTCGGGTAGCGGTCTAGCGTCTTGCCTTTTGGCTTATCGCCAACGTACGCGTAGAAAGCTTCGAAACGAAACCAAGGCTTGTGAACCTTGATGCCGCGCCCACCGTAGTATTTCCAAACTTGAGAATTGGGATTAGTACAACGTTAGATCATGCCGGCCCAACTGTTGTACACACCGCTAATTTTTCCATTGCGGGTTTGACCGTGACGAAGATTACGAGACCCTTGAAGGTCCAGCCAATAACAACCACAGGACTTTGTGCCGCCCGGCTGTCTAAGATTGGCTGTAGTTACTTTGGTTCGATTGCCGCAATCGCAATCGCATAACCAAACGATATAACTTTGGCCTCCGTTCCCGCGCACATGACCCGCTATCTTGCGGGCGATGAGTCGTCCGAAACGTCGATTTGTGATATCCAAAGCTTTGGGCATGGCAGCCTCCAGACAGGTTGCTAGGTCAAGTGACGGCTGGAGCATTGCAAGTGCTCCAGCCGTTGCGTTATTTGTTTACCCTATCAAAGCGGAGATGTCTACTTTTGCAGCCATCGGCGCGATACCAATGGCCATTGTCAAAGCTACCAAGCCGTCGATGCGGCCATTCGAACGCTTCTTAGACAACTTGCGCGTCGAAGAATCTTTGGTGAAAGCAGCGTCTTTGTTTCCTTCAACAACCGCGTTGGCTACGTTCATATTAAGCACAGGATGATTTCCGTGCGCGATCTCCTGCCGCAGAATCCGGCTTTCCAACTCGCGCAGAGCCGGTGACATACTCTGGATACCTTGGCCAAACTCGACCCATTTTTGATCAATCTTTGAATTAGTCCAACCGTGATGCGTCAACCAAGGCCGAAACTGCGGGTAGTTCCAGCGATCGAAAGCGATCTTCTGCAAGCCCGGGTGTTCGGCCAGAATTTCGCAGACCCGCGTCGCGATCACGTCGTAGGTGATCGCTTCGCCGGCCACCGTTTCGAGATAACCCTGCTTGAGCCATAGATCGTACGGCACGTGATCGGTCTTCGCGCGCTCGAAGATGTTGGCTTCCGGCATCCAGAAGTATGGCTTGACGTGCCAGACCTGATCGATCTTGCCGATCAGCACCAGTGCGGTGAGATCGTTGGCTTCCGACAGATCGAGCCCGCCGTAGACTTCGCGACACTTGGTGATGTCGCCGACCGGCGCGCCGCACTTCGCCCACACCGTCGGTGCGATGAACTGCGCGACTGCTTCGACACGCTGATTCAGAATCAGATTACGATATTCGGCCTCGCGCGACGGCATGCGCTTGGCGTCGTCGGCCATCGCCATGACTTCGGTCGGATTGAGAAACGACCCATAGGCCGGGTTGGCGATCTTGATCGTCTCCTCGGCAAACGGATCGTCCGTCAGTGGCGCGGTGTACAATTTGCAGATCACGCGCGGATCGTGGCCGGCGATCGCGTCGTCGATCAGCACCGACAACAAATCGGTGTCGGCCGGCGCCTGCGTCGAAATGATGATCGACAGCGGGTTCTCCTGCGCGCCGGTCGCGGTCTCCAGCGCCTCGTACAGTTGCGAGCGCGGCCCGCGAACCTGCCCCAGCTCGTCATGCACGATGAAAACCGGGGATAGACCGAACGCCGTAGACGCTTCCGCCGACAGCGCGCGATAGCGCGTGCCGATCTCGTGGCAGTACATCTCCTTGGTTGAATCCTTGATCGTGACGCCGTCGCGCAGACCCGGCGACATGCGGACGATCTTGGCAGCCAGATTGAAGATCAGCGCCGCCTGCTCACGGCTTTGCGCCGCCGAGTACAGCGAAGAGTTCGGGATCGCGGAGATGCCGCACAGATTGACCAGCATCAGCACCGCAGCCAGCGAAGTCTTGCCGTTCTTGCGCGCAAACGACAGGATGGCGCGCCGCGTGCCGTGCGGGTTGTCGTAAATTCGCCTGATCTCGTCTTTCTGCCACTCGTCGAGCTGAAAGTTCTGCCCCAGCAGCTTGCCTTCAGGCACGTAGCAGTTTCGCTGTATCCAGCCGATGATCTGATCGCCGGACGGCTTCTTCTTGCCGGGCATCGCGCGCTCGCGCGCTTTGGCTGCTCGTGCTCGCGTCTGCTTCAGTCTAGACTTCGCATCGGCCTTTGGCGATTTGGCAACGCCGCCTTTCCACCACGGGTCCGGCTCACGGTTGTTTTTATAACCACGAAATTCTGTACTCGGCTTGCGAGGCGTCATGTCCTTGACTCGTCGAATTGTATTTATGTTTGCAGCGCTGATCCTGCTGGCCGCGCTGATGAAGCTGCCGATATGGCAGCGCACGCACGTTGCAACCTTCCGCGGTGATCCGGGGTGGTATTCCAATTTCGATGCGACATGGAAACAGTGCATGGATGCACTGGTCGAAGACGTCCGCCGCAACACGCAGCTCGATATTACTCGCGCTGCTCGGCATGCTCGACGCCCTTGATCGGCAGATTGTCAAGCGTGTTTCGGCCATCCCATCGCACGTACACAGTCTGCGGACTGCAATAGGTGACCGTGCCGCGCCGCTTCAGCCAATCCAAATCTCGTTTCGCCATCAACGCACGTGCAAAAGCTTCCTGCAGTTTGACGCGCTCACCGCGCGCAAAGGCTCGTTGAATTGCCATTGCTGTACCCTCTCTGGTGCGAGGGCGGTGCCTACCCCATCAGGGCCATTGACTGGCCGTGAACAAACAAGTTACCAGCACAGATTCCGAAGGACAATCTACCTCGTACCCCGTTGCAGAAAGTCCATCGGATAGTGGCCGGCTGCCCCTGCGTGTTCCCCACCATGCGGCAGCCGGTCATGACAAAAACTCTTCTCACGGAAGATGCGCCGACAGTACCCACACGGCGATCACGAGCAATACGCCGAGCCCGATACCCTCGAACAGACACACATGGCTCATGATCTCGTCGTCATGTCGCATTCCATGGGTGGAGTTGATCGCGCGGATAGCCATTGGCGTCGCAACCCGGCGCAAGCCAGCCCGGATCGTCGTTCTTCTCGCGCTCGAACCATTGATCGATCGCCCGCAGATATTTGTTGACCATGCCACGGCGCGTCGGATCGCGACGAACACGCTCACGACAAATCTGCCGATCGGCACAGACCAGCACGCGATCCATCAGTTTGGCGCCGAGCGCATCGCCCCACCACTTGCGCAACTGCCGGCTCGGCGCCGTCACGATCACCCACGCGGTGCGCTGCGGCGGCTCATCGGCCAGCGCCGCCAAGCGGCGATTGCGCTCGGCGAGAATCAGATTGATCTGTTCCGAACTGCGCTCGCGGCTGACGCCCATCTGGTAGCCGATCGCATCGAAGTCGATCACGATGTCGCAAGAAGCGGCGTGCTTGCGCACGTAGCTCGACTTGCCGGCGGCCGGCGGACCGGCGACGAACACGACACGGCATTTCGGTTTGGGAAAGTCGGGACGCGGCGAACTGTCTGTCATCAATCCGGTGTCTCGTTAACGATCAGCGCGGCGCGCTTGCCCTTCATCCGCGCCAATTCTTCGTTGTACTTCCTGCCGAACAAATTGGTTTGCCTGAGCGAACGTTCGAGCTTGGCTCTGGCCTGCGCAAGCTGTTGCGACGACATATGACGTATCGCATGGTGATTGCGAATCCTGACTACCGGCACGACCTGATGCGGCGGCGGCGGAATCGAAACGTCTTGAGCGTAAGTGAGATTGGCGCCGTTCATGCTGCCGGGCACCGTGTCGCCGCCATAGCGCGACACGTCAGTGACAACGACAGGCGACGGCACGAGCTGCGACTGCACGACAGGATAGAACCCGGCACAGACGCTGCTAACAACCATCGAAGCTACAAGGTAACGCATGAGCCATCTCCGGGTAAAACCCCCCGTCGATCGTGCTGATGCTGGTGAACACGATTTATTGCTCTATCGCAAAACGTCTTCGTGGTCTTCCGGGACGGCGACGATGATGGTCGGCGCACGCGGCGCCAAGGACTGACGGCGATAGACATGCACGACGCGGCTGCCGATCTGCTACAACACGATGCCATCGATACCTTCACGGGTGACGTAGGAGCCGATCTCCGAGCCGACAAATCCATCGCGCGCTTCATAGATTTTCGCTTCCATGATCGCCTCGTCAGTTGACCGGATCGTTGTCGCTGTTGCCCCAATCGTGCCAGGGCTTCGGACCCGCCGACGCGCTGGTCTTCGACTTCGACGCCGCCTTGTCCGGGAAATACTTGCTCTGCTGCGTGAAGCGCATCTTGGTGGCGAGCGTGATCATGCGATCGGTCTCGTAGCCGTGCGCGCGGTGCAGTTCGAGCAGGTTGGACGTCGTCACCCTGATCGCCTTCAACGTCGCCGGCTTCGGCTTCAACCGCGAGTCTTCCGGCGGCAACGCGGCATTCAACGCCGTCAAATGCGCCCGAACCATTTCGATGTCGCGCGCGAAGCTGTCGGCGTACAGCGAATGCCGGCAGTACTCCTTCAACAGCGGCTTGGTCTCGTTGGTGATCCAGTCCGGCGGCAGCCGGCCGACGATCTCGTTCCAGATTTTCGCGGCCTCCGGCTCCAGCTCTTTCGGCGGCGGCACGCGCGCGCCCGGAATGACTGCGGCGTCTGTTGCGCGGTCCGCGCTCGATCGATAACTGGTCTTGGCCATGGGAGAACCCTCGATGACGATCACAGCGAAACAACTGTTCGACGCCACGCGGCGCGGCGAAGGCCCGCTCGCCTATCACGCCGGCAAGAACCCGGACATGCCGGTGTTTCTCTTGATCGGGCAGGACAACCTTGCTGACGGATTGGTGGACAAGTGGGCTATACAGGCCAGCCTGCTGGTGCCGGACTGTGAGCCCGGCGGGCTCGATCGAAAGGTCGCCGAGGCGCGCACGATCGCGGACGCGATGCGCAACTGGCCGTTCCGCAAGAACCCGGACTAGGCTGTGCCGGCGCGCATCGCCCCGACGATGACGCGCTGCGCGCGGGGCGCGCACCGAGGTACGGCACAGGGAAGGTCCCGGCTACCTTGAATGGAACCGGCTGGAACCGGCCGGTTTTCAGTTGATCCAGGGGTGAATCCTGGTTCGTTCACCCTCCCAGCGATACCGCCAGCCGAGCTATATGCCACGCACTGGGCATCGCTTTCGAGCTGGTCGTAGACCAAAATTCTCCAAATAAAATCAATGGTTTGCAAGCGTCGTTCGGGCCGCACCGGGCCAATTCGGAATAACAGAAGCAAACAAATAACCAAAACGGCCCGATTTGCCTGAGTTACACAAACAGCCGAAATTCTTCAATAAAATCAAGGAAGTCATAGGTATCAGGATAAGGCAACATTCGAGCGCCGCCGCGCCGGAGGATATGGAACTTTCGGATTTTCCGAAATGCCCCCCTGGCCCCTCTTTTAAGTGATTTGCGTACCTTGATACCCGCTTCGATTAGAAGGCCGCTGAGAGGCGTTTGCCTCTAGGGCCTTTGTCGGGTGAAGACCTGCGCATTCTAACGCATGGGCGGCCATCTGGCGAGCCCTGGAACTGGGTCTAACTACGATCGAACGATGGAAAATGGACGCTTCCGGCCCGATCCCGTGGAACCCAGAAGTTATTTGTTTGTTTGTTCGGATATTCCGAACTGCTGAATAGCCGAAGTCTGAGCACCACCATTGCCAGCATGCAGCACGAATCAGAAACGAACAAGCAACCTCAAAGCAACCCACGAAAAGAAGGGCCGATCCAAGGATTTCAGGATGCTTTTACCCCACTGGATTTAACGCTTGCAAAAACTATAACGTGCTAATCGGTCGCAGTCGCACCACACCATCAGCTCGGTGTAAGCTACTGTCGAACCTTGTAGCAGGGATGCCGGTGATCGACAGGCCAACCGTTGACGCCGATATCCAAAGAGTAACCACGCTGCTCAATCGTCCTCTTGACGCTGTCGTGGCATTTGACGCAGAGTGATTGCAGTTCCCCGTTCTCGAACAGTTCGCGATCTCCGCGGTGCGGCACCACGTGATCAACGACCGAGGCGGGTACGATTAACCCATGTAGTTGTTCGCACAGCTTGCACAGTGGATGCTGCCGCAGTTGCACACGCCTGCGCTTCTTCCACCGCGCAAGTCCGTACCATTCGTTTCCGGGATCGAAGCGTCTGGTCATGACGAACAAACGTGCTGAGGCGATCAGACGCACCAAGGCATGCAGCTTGAGGGCACAAGGACATGTCTTAGCTGATGTCTGATCGCCCCTTCATCTCCACGGACGAAACGAATTTCCCAACCGTTACCCGTGGAAAACGTTTTTCCCAATCAACTCGACAGCGCGCTGCGCGCGACGGACGCTGCGCTTTGAACGCAGTTTGTGCCCTTCGTATGAAAACTGACGGCAATTTCTGACGGTTGGGAGGCGCGGAGCATAATGCCAAAACATCAAGCACCGCAAGAGGCTGCCAAGGCTTTGACGTCTTGCGTCGGCAGCAACACCGGCACCTGACGTCCGAGCAGACTGAGCAGGATTTTCGAGCGCTGCGAACTGCTTAAACCCTGATAGACACCGATCCGACCCTCGAACGATCCGCGCAACACACGTATCGGATCACCGCGCACCAGCCCGCGAGGCTTCGGCAGCTTGACCAAACCATCCTTACCCTCTTGCCGTCGAATCGACGTCATCACGCTATCGGGCACACGCGCCGGCAGCTCGCCGACCAACAGCAGTTGCAGCACGCCGACCGTCCAGCGGATGTCGTACCAGCGATCCACGATCTCGACAAACACATAGCCAGGAAACAACGGCAGCACGCGCTCGCGCTTGCCGTGACCTGTTCGAATTTTCGGAAGATAGATTTGGAAATTAGCTTGCTTCAAAAACGCGGCTGCAACGTTCTCGCGTTGCGATTCGGTCTGTGCGACCGACCAGAAGGCTGCCATGCGTGTGCCCCAGCATACACGTAGCCCTCAAGTGGGTCATGCCCTTACACGCATAATCACCGTGATGCAACCCTCTCACGCGATCGATTGTCCAGCAATCGAAACTTGGACGATCGCGCGCCCCAACGCTCCCATACGAACCAACTGCACACCATCGGCGGTGAGCCCTCGCCGGTGAAATCCGGACGCTTGACCAAGCCGTAGATGTGCGTCGGATAACCGACGCTCTGCACGAGCTTGTAGCGCAGTTCGGTGTTGAGAAAATGCGCGCTCAACAGCAACGCCAGAAATTCCACATTCAGATAGCGCGCATGTTCGATGAACCGTGTCGCGTGCTTATAGGGCGGATTGGTGATGATGGTGGACGCCTTCGCCCTGGTAGCATCCAGAAAATTGGCCTTGGTGATCTTTCGAAATGCCACCAGATCGTTTTCGATCACCTTGAAACCGTTGGCACGCAGCACCCTGGAGATCGCGCCCTTGCCGGCACACGGCTCCCACACCGGGCCGTCAATTGTAATCGCATCGAGCAACGCCTGCGTGTGCTGACTCTCGGTTTCGTAGAAATCATTTTTGCGACGCATGTTGGTTGGCGATCCACAACCAAGTATCTCTGCAACTGTCACGTTAATCATTCTCCGTCTGCTAACAACTTTTGAATATACAACAAGCGCGCGTGACTGCCTTTGTCGAGCATCGTATCGAACGGCAACGCATTCAACGACGCAACCGTCAAGTCCACCACCGTTCGCAGCACCATCACTTCGTCCGATCTCAATTCAACGCCGTTGATCACCACGATGCTGTAGAGCGGATCGTTCGGATCGATGACTGTCATAAGCACCCCTGCGCCACGTAGCGCCCGCACCGATAGCACGCGCCGCCGTGTTTGTTTCGCATGTTCACACCCGTGTCGCCAACGCACCGCGCTCGACTTCCGTCAAGTCCCATGCCGCACACACCACCCACAGATCGGCCTTGCCGATCCGGCGCAACAGCAACGGATCAAGCGGCGGTGCCTTCGTCCACACCGCTTCGAACAGGATGTGATAATTCGGCAGAGCGCGCTGCGGTTTCAAATGCAGCGGGATCATCGGCACCTGCGCCTGCGCGTTCCAGACATCTTTCGGCACATTGGAAAACGTATCGCGCGGCCACGCGACATAAGCACGCTCACTGATAAACCGTTCACCATGTCGTTTCCAAGTTTGCGCGGTTCGTGAATCCATCACGCACGAACCATTTCTCTCGATCCGGCATACCACCCGCTCGGCATCGGCCGGCGCGATCGCCAGCTTGGGATGCCCATCGGCATCGAGGCCGGCATCGACGATCGATTGCAGCGCCTTGATCACCAGCCGGCCCTGACTGATCAACTGATAAGCACGCTGCACCTCGCGATCGATCGGCGTCGAGTAATGCTTGTGCTCCTTGTACTTGCGAAACAGCGTCAATGCTTCCTTGCGTTCCATCACCACGTTATGCGTCTGCATTTGCATCCTCCAAATCTTCCAACTCCGGCATGTCACGCTCGAACGCCTTCGGAAACATATTCGAGATCGTTTCGGCGATCTGCTTCAAGTTGTCGATCGACGGCGCGCGCTCGAACCGCTCTTCCCAAAATCCAGCCTCACGCCAGATGCCGTCATTGTACGGGATTCTCGGATTGACGATGCCGCGCAGCACGATCGCCGGGTAGTCACCCTTGATCGCATAGCCGCGCACCACATAGCAGCAGCCTTGCGTCGGCCACGTGATTTTGAACATCGCGTACTTTTTGCGCGCCCACGTGAAGCTGTCGTCGATGCAGACCACCGATTCACCGGTCTTGAATTTCATGGCGTGCCCTCAGTTCTTGCCGGCGAAAATATAAAACAAATAACGCCACTGGTAGCCGGCGGCAAGAGTCATCACGAGCCGATACGAGCTGGTCGTCCGTATCGTCTCACGTATGTGCGCGCGCGCACGTGCGTGCGGGAAATAGTAGATCGGCTCGTATCGGCTCGTGGTTGGTAACATTTAACCGTTTTAAGTATCATTCAACCTTTTTTCGTGTCGTCATCCACATCAGTGCCCGCCACGATCCGCAGCGCGCCTTTCAGCCTGATTCCATAACGGACTTTGACGTTGGCATCGCCCTGCTCGCCCTTCTCGAAACCGCGTCGGGCCAGCTCGGTGGCGAACGCTTTGCTGCTGCCGGCGGATTCGCCAGCCCGTCGCGCGAACTCCGACCACGAAGCGAACAGTTGACTGGATGATGTCCATATTCGTCGGTTGCCGATCGCGATCTCGCAGCATTCCTCCAGCCACTGCCCGATCAAATCCTGATCCTTGAAGTAGGTCGTCGTCGCCTCTGTGACCGCCTTGGGCCGGATCAATCGATGCTTCTGCCAATCCAGGCAACCGTCGATCATCCAACGCAGGATGCCGGGCCATTCTCCTCGCAAGGTCTGACCGAGCAGCAGATCAGGCTTCGCCGGCTTGAACAGAAACGGCAGCAGATTGAAACGGCGCTTGATCGCGTCATCGATCGAGTGCAGCACCGGCTTGTGATTGCCGATAATGGTGAGCTTGAACGACGGCATGTAGGTGAAGAAATCCTTGTGCATGAACCGCGCCGAGATTCTGTCGCCGCCGGTGATTTGCTTGATGCGGGCTTCAGCCCACGATCGACCCTCTTCGGTTTCCGAGGCCGTGACCATTCGCGCGCCGCGCAGCATCGCCAGCTCGGTCGGGTGCGCGCTCCACTTGGTTGCGACAAAAGTTTCCATCGGTGCAGTCACGGCATAGTCCTGCATGATGCCGGTGACGGTATCGAGCAGCGTGCCCTTGCCATTGCCGCCGTTGCCGCAGCCGAACACGAGCGCGTGCTCGAGGACATCTCCGGTCAAACAGTAGCCGCACCATTGCTGCACGAATCGAATGGTGTCCTGTGCGCCGCTGAAGGTCTCGTTGAGGAATTTTATCCATCGCGGGCAGTCGGCGGTCTCAGCCGGTGTTACTGCGGTGATCTTGGTGATGCCATCGGCCGGATCGGCATCGCGCAGTTTACCAGTGCGCAAATCGACCGTGCCGCCGGGCGTGCCGAGCAGATAAGGGTCTTGATCCCAGTCCGCCGACGTCACGGCGATCTCTACGTCAGTGCGGGCGAATTTCTCGACGCCGCCAGCAAAAGCGATCTTGCGCACTTCCTTGGTTTCCGACTTGGTCGAGAGCTGCGTCACTTCACGACCGAGCAACCGGCAGAAATGAAACGCCAGCTTGGTTTCGTCTCGTCTCCAGTAAGTGCCGGTCCACACGAACCACGCATCGGTGTGATGGCAGAACCGCAGCGTGCTGGCGTAGCGCTGCACGAACACCCGAGCGACACCGTCCTGCGTGATCACGCCGGCTTCGAGCGTCTCGACTTCATCGACGACCCGTTTGCTCCACCCGGGTGTCATCTTGACCCCGAGCTTGTCGGCCAAAGCTTGCAGCTTGGCGCCGAAATCCTGTTGTGCGACCGGCGCCTTGTCGATCGGGTAATGCCGTGCGTTGGTTTTCCAATCCTTGATCACCGCACAGTCGAAACGATTCGACCAAAACACGCTGCAGCGATCCGGCCGTTCGGTCTGTTCGTCCGGCATGAACTCAGGCGACACCCGCAAATCGGTTTCGGTGAGAGCTAACGTTTCCAGATCGTTGTAAGTAATTTGTTGCGGGCCGTTGAAGACATCGAACCGCATGATCTCCGGATCGATATCGAAAATGTCGTCGCCCTCGCCGTGGCCTTCATCCTTGGTCTCGACGCGAGTCCAGCCCAAGGCTTCGGCCTGCACCTCGAACGCGGTGAACAATTCCCAAATCTGGTCTTCGGTGATCGTCGGCAGATCGGCCAGCGCTACCTCGTACAGCGGCGGGCCGTCTTCCATCCACTGGTACCAGCTTTCGACATCGCCATCGTCGGTGTAGCTGCGCGGACCGTCGATCGCGAATTGCCGCGAGCATTTGCCGGACTTCAGCGGCTTGCCGCCGAACGCTTCGACGTGATGGTATTTTTTCGGTGGATCACCGGGGCGCTGGTACTTGCGGGTGCCGATCCGGACGAACGGCTTGCCCTCCAACCGGGCAAAGATCGCGAGCTTCCAACTGCCGCTGGCGCAGCGGATCGGCGCGGACTGTGCGACGCCGGGCGCCACCCGCTGCAGTGCATCCAACAGCGCCTGCACCATGGCCTCGTCGTCGCAGTCGATATCGATGACGACCAGCCCGTTTTCGATCCGGATGCCGGTGGTGCGGGCGTCGGGAAATCTTTTTAGCCAGCTTTTAAGCCGTGCGATCGGGTTGCCCCGAAACAGAATTTCCCTTGCAACATAGTCACTTGCATTCCATCCCTTGATTCCGGGTAGTTTGCCGTGGTTGGGGATCGGCGCGTAGCCCAAGCTATGCAGTTGCAATCTGACGGCGGATGAATCATATTGTTCCCCAGACATGAACTAACGGGCCTCTACCCTTGGTTTCGTGTTGTTCG